TTAAAGCCACATTTGCTGTTGCCCGGCTGGGCTTGGGTGAGGTGGCGCAAAATTAACTTTGCCTGGCGTCACAATTAAACGTTGCACAGATTCCATCGTTACGAAGGTGCAACTGCAATTGATGTTGGTGCACTGATGGTAACGCTCTTTGGTGTTTTCCGTCACATAACGACTGGTTCTGGCGTGCGCCGCTTGCTTACATTTAGGACAGTGAAACATAGTGCCACCCTTTATCATCGCGTATGAGATTAATCTTACCGTTTCGCTTCACTTTTGAGAATAAATAAATCTCTTAATTGATGATTTATTCGGCTTCGCTTTCCGTTTCATATTCAACATCGGAAATCCTTACCTCCAGCTCCAGCGCCGTCGTATAGCCATTGTTACTCAGCGAGTGCGTCACCTTGGTGATAGTCCATGCCTGGTCATCAATAATCTTCTTAAAGCCCGTAACCCTCACCGGCATTTCCGGGTAAATATCAGCCCGGCCAGTGGCGAGGCTGATTGAGAACTCAGCAACGCCGCGCTGCAATTTATCCCACTTAACCTGCGCTGCACGCATCGCCTGGGCTTTTGTTGAATAGATGGTTGTCAGTGCAAAAACATTATCCGCTTCCCCGGCCATATACTCGCCCTCCCGCGCTTCCGGCACTTTCACCGGTTTGGCTTTCGGATGTTTATCGCCGTCAGTCTTATGCGTTTTGGTTTTGCGTTTGAGCTTCACCTTTTCCTTTTGCGGCTTCGGGTCTTTGGTATGCAGCCATTTCGCCGTTACGCCGGTGTAAGCGCCACGGTCAGCAATGGCGAAGCTGTGCCGATCGCCGTCGCTGCGGGCAATGGTGATTTGCGGTAGCGGCTTGCCGCTGGCGTTCACGCCTTTGCCCGCTTTCAGAAACAGCAATTTCCCCATCTTCACAGACACCTCGCCGCCGTTGCGCTCAGCAAGGCGCGTCAAAAATTTGATGTCTGATTCCTGCGACTGATCGATATGCGGGATTTTAATCGCGCCCAGCTCCGGCGCGACGCCTGCGGCCAGTTTGTTCCTCGCTGCGATAGTCTCAACGATTTTACCGAGCGTGGTGTCGTGAAATGAACCTTCACGACGTGAGTTGAGCGTTCCGCGAAAGTCCGCGCTGCGGGCGCGAATGGTGACGGTATCCGGCGTGCCCCGATGCTCGACTTCATCAACGGTAAAACTGCCTTTGCCGATCAGCGAAAACCCTTTCCAGCCGAGGTAAAGCGTAAGCACCGCGCCGCGAATGGGTAGCGCGACCAGCCCGTCGGCATCATCCAGTTCGATATCAAGCTGGTCAGCCTCAAAACCCCGGTTATCGGTGAGCGTGAGGCTTAACAGCCTGGCGCTGATATTGCCGGTGATATTCTGGCTGTTAAGCTCCAGCAGAAAATCGGGCGTCATGACGCCGCCCGCCTCATTTGTCAGTGCGTCCAGCATTATCAGCCCCCCAGTAATCCGGTGTATTTCCCGGTCAGATCGCCAGCTTTGCCGATCAGCGATTCGGCCTGTTTCCCGATATCGCCATAAAGCGCGGCCAGCGACTCATCAACGCGGGTCAGTTTCAGCGTGAAGTCCGTCCGGCGCGGCGTGCCGTCGGAGAATAAAAGGCTCCCGGTTTCACTGACGTTGTTGATGATAAACATGCCGTAGATCGTGCCGGTGCCGTCAATCAGCGGCCACGCCCGCCCTTCCTCGGCCATCAGCCGTAACGTGGTCATCGACAGCTTTCCGCCCGTCAGTTCCGGGTACAGCACGCCGGAAAGCGCGACGGTTTCCTCGCCGGGGCCAAGAAACTGGAAAGTGTCACGCAGACCGACGCGGCTGTTTGACGGCCACCGATAATCTGTATCACGCTGAATACTCTGGTAAGGCAGCGTCTGACGCATAAAAACAAACATTCCAAGTGCGAGCATCATTGGTGAATTGCCTCATCCGTCGTGCAACATACTGGCCCGCGCGCGGGCACGTTTATCGCGTTCATGCTTTTCAAGCGTGTCCTGTAACTGGCGGTCAAGTGACGTCCCAGGCGCAACGCCCCCCTGTAGAGTAATGTGATATTCGTTCTTGCTTTGATCGACATAAGAGCGACCAGCCGTGGGCGTAACAGGCGCGTATGACGCCTGCCCTTGCGTGATAGCCGGTGCAGGCGTCGGTGCCGCTGAGGGTGCCGTTACCGTCGCGGGTGCCAGCGCGCGGGTTGTTGCCGGTGCCGGTGTAAGCGCCGTTACCGGTGTCGCCTGATACGGGAGATAACCCGTATAGGCACCGGTGGGCTGAATGTAGCTTTTATTTTTCGCTGCTTCGGCTTTCGCGGCCTTCTGGTCAAGGTCACCCGATTGCTTGTTAATGATCCCGAGCTTTTCCAGTACCCAGTCAATACCTTCTCGCAGCTTGTTAAACGTCTTAAGCGGCAAATTAAGCGCATCAGCGAGCCCCTTACCAAAGGTCACACCTGCATTGCGGCAACTGTCCAGGGTTTCCTGGGTAGACTTAACCGGCGCAATCAGGTCTTTAAACCACTGCCAGACCTTTTGCAGATACCCGCCCAGGGTGTCAAACATCGGTTTAAGCGGCGTAAAAATTTCGCCCACCGGCCCGAACGCGGCCCGCAGCCCCTCCACCACACCACCAAAAAAAGCGCTGATGGGTTCCCAGTATTTGCGAATAAGCAGGGCAGCCGCGACAATGGCCACCCCCACGGCCACGATGGGCCATGAAATCGCACCAACCGCGGCAATGATCCCCTCACTGGCAATGCTGAATCCGGCAGATAAAAATCCTGCACCGGCAATCAAAATGTTAATTCCGGCCATGACCGGCCATAAAACCAGACCCATCCCGCCCAGCACGGCGACTAACCCGGTGATCGCGCCTGCCACCATTACAATTTTGGATACCAGTTCAGGGTTTGCTTTCACCCACACGTTGAGCCTGTCGAGCCATTTGTTTGCCGTCTGGGTGAGTGTTCTCAGTTTGTCGGTCATGCTGGAAAATACTGTCAGGCGCAGCCCTGCAAAGGCCCCGTCCAGCTTCGCCACATCTCCGGCCAGATTATCGCGCAGCGTGTCACCCATCTTTTCCGCTGCACCACTGACGTCACCGAGCCGGTTCTTTGCCCCGGCCAGCGCGCCGAGAAATTTGGGGATCTGATCGATAGATAAATCTTCAATGGGCGTGCCAAACAGCGCTATAGCAGCATTGGCGCGTTCAGCCGGGTCTTTAATCGCCAGCAGGCCGCGCGCAGTTTTCTGCATCGCCACACGCGCTTTTTCGCCGCCTGTGGCAATCGCCTTAGACATTTTCTCCGCGTCCAGGCCAATTTGCTTATACGCCGCCACGCTGTTTTTAGACATGTCCGAACCACGGATCGAAAACTCCTTGATCGCATCGCCGGTTTTATCCAGGGCAAATTTACCCTGCTTCGACATATCGACAAGCAGTGACATGGCTTCCGCCCCGGTAAAGCCGAGGTTGCGGAAATGGGTCGAGTATTCGTGAAGAATTTCCGGCATCTCCCCGCGCATCTGCGCGGACACGCGCTGCATCCCGGTCACGATAAGATCGAGCGCTTCATCGCTGTTTTTTGCCAGCCCGTTCTTCATCATGATGCCCGCAATCTGGATACTCTCAGCGGCTTCACTGCCAAACGCCGTCTGCATATCCAGCGCCTTACGGCTGATGCGATCTAACTCGGCCTCGCCCACATCACCCATTGCGCCCAGGGTGCTGCGTACCGCTGACACAGCTTCTGTGATTTGTTCAAGATCACTACTGACACCCGAGGCGTTAATGCTCTTGATCACGCCCGCATATTCTTTGCCGCTGGCGCTGTCTTCCCCCTGGCGCGCCGCAATCAGCGCACCGCTTTTTTCAGCATGCACTGCCGGGGCCATTAATGCGCTGCCCGCATACAATCCCGCCGTGCCCAGCCCCAGCGCGGCGGCGCTGGCGTTACGCGCACCGGCGACCACTGCCCGGCCCCGCTCGTAACGCTCGCTCACCGCGTTGAGCTTTTCCTGTTGCTGGCTTACGCGTGCCAGAGCTGCACGCTGGTGCTCCATTGTTGTAGTGGTCTGGGCGATATTGCTGCGTAACTGGCGCTCGGCGGCGGACAGATTCCGCGTATCGATACCCGCCTGGCTCAGGGCGGTGCGCTGGCGTTGCACGGACATGCGCAGGCCGTCAAACTTCGTTTGCAGCTCCGCTGTACTACGCCGGGCATTCTCCAGCTCTTTAATCTGTGCGCGGGTCGGGTTTGTGGAATTACGCACAGCCAGTGCCAGCGCAGCCGTTTTTGCTTTGGCTTCGTCGAGTGAGCGCCCGGTAACGGCCATTTGCGCGCTGACCTTACGGAAGCCTTCTATCTGACGGGCCTGCGTATTCAGGTCTTTGAGCTGGTTCTGTGATTCGCGGATTTCACCTGACAGGGTGCGGCTTGCTTCCTGCACAGCCTTAAAGGGCCGTGATGCCTGATCAACAGCTTTGAGTAATACCTGTAATTTAACGTTGTCACTCATTGGTGTTTCCGCTTCGCTGGAGCGCTTTTTCGCGCCATGTGATTAGCTCAGTCAGGCTCATGGGGTATAGCTCTGATGGCGGCCAGTGAAAAATCACTGCAATATCCGCCATCAGGTCATCGACCGTCATGTTTTTCGGAAAGTCTACTGCGCCGAACTCGGTGACAAAAAACCAACCACCTGACCCGCGAGCGCCACAAGATCGGGTAATTCCAGCGCGGCGACTTCCTGCTCGGTCAGCATTGGCATGGTCATGCGCGGCAGCACTTTGATCAGCGCGTCCACTTCGGAATTAGCGACAGCGGCAAGGCTCACGCCGCGAAGCGTTCCGGCGGTGGGTTTCATGACGGTGATTTGTTCAAAAACCTGCTCGCCACGCTTAACCGGGTTTTCCAGGGTAACGATGTTTTCTTTGCTCATGGGATTCTCGCTTTATTAAGTCCGGGTTAACCGGCCAGTTTCCTGACCGGGTGATAAATTACAGGCCGATATTACGGCGGTGCTGCTCCAGCCGGTCTACACCATTCACCTTCTCGATCATGTTGATGGTGTCGATTTCAACCAGCTCTTTACCGTCGATGGTGAGCTTGTAATAGGTGCAGGAAACCGAGATTTTCGATTCGGTATCTTCACCCTGCTTGCCTTCGCCGGTGTCGATTTCTTTCTGACGGCCACGAACCACCACCTCTACGGCCACCGTGTCGCCGGTATCGTCTCGCTGGTAGGATCCCGCGAAGCGAATCGGCACCGCATCGGCACCCGTTGCGCCGTACAGCTCCCAGATCACGGAGTCAGGGAAGCCACCGAGTGACCACTCCATCGACAGGGCATCATCATCAAGGCCCAGATCAATCGTTGCAGCACCGTTCATCCCCGCGCCACGATAATTTTCCAGCTTGCGGGTAAGCTTCGGCAGGGTGATCGATTTCGCAACGCCCTGATAGCTGTAGCCGTTCAGAAAGACGTTCATTAATTTAAGTTTGCGCGGCATTGCCATTTAGTCGGGCCTCTTAATTGCTGTTGACCGAGGAAACCAGCGTCGCCAGATACTTATCGGTGATGCGCTGGCGCAGGGTCAGGTTTTCGAGCGGGGGAACCGGGGTGTAGTCGTAGTCAATAAACAGCTTCCCGGCTTTCAGGGTTTCCGCGTCGTTGGCTTCTTCGTCAAACCAGCACGTCGCATCAACGATATAGCCCGCCGTTTTCAGCTCGCGGAATTTGGCGTTGATACCGTCCACGATATCGCGGATAAGCGTTGCCGTGACGGGCTTATCCACCGCCCACATATGCGCGGCGGCCATCGTGTCGGCCAGCACCTGAGCGGTGCGGGTGTAGTTCTCAAACAGGAACAGCGGATCATCAGAGCAGGAGCGGTTGCCCCAGAAGCGGAAACCATCTTTACGAATAAGCGTGGTCACGCCCGCCTCGTTGAGCAGGTCGGCATCAGTGCCGGTTTCCTGTAAATCCCAGAATACCGACGCGCTGATCCCGGTGACGCCGTTGACGCCCACGTTTGACAGCGTTTTGTGCCAGCCCTGCTCCTGGTCGATTCGGGCGCGCAGCCCCAGCGCGCGCGCTGTCGCGTAAGCCGTGGCGCTGGCGTTCTTTGCCGTATCCCAGGCGAGAAAATCCGGCCAGATCACCATCAGTTCGCGGGCGCTGAAATTCTCACGGTAATTCATGGCGTCAGAGACGGTTTTACACTCCCACGCGCTGACATAGCCGAACGCGCGCAGCTTCTGACAGACCGAAACCAGCGCCGTAGCCACGGCCTGATTATCCAGCCCGGGCACGCCGAGAATGCGCGGCTTGACGCCTGTTACCGCCTCGGCGGTCAGTAGTGCCTTAAGCCCGGTGTATTTGCCGTTTTCGTCAGTGGTGCCGATGATATTGGAAACCGTCTGCGCGAAAGCGTCCTCTTCATCAACGTCCGTTCCTTCTTCGACACGCACAACGACCACAACGGGTTTTGACTGATCGGCGATAGCCTGGAGTGCGGCGGACAGCGTGCCTTTTTTACCGGCTTTGCCAATCGCACTTTGCACACTGGTGATGAGCACCGGCTCGTTGAGGGGGAAGGTTGCCGCGTCTGCATCGCTGGCCGTACAGACCATGCCGATAATCGCGGTTGAGACTGTGGAAATGACGCGGGTGCCGTCGTTAATTTCGAGGACCTGCACGCCGTGATGAAAATCACTCATTCGTTTAACTCCGTGGTTTGGGGTGAGAGTTATTTTCTGTTGTCAGGCAGACAGCCGCTATTACTGCGCGTTGGGCGGGGGTTGATACAACTGATTTTTGTATGACCGGGGCAGCGTATATTGCGTGTCGGTTGAGAAGGTAAAAAGCCTGGCATATTTACGCCAGGCTTTTTTATATTACGCCACCCGTCAGGCCGGGACGAGAGGCCATTCCACGCGGGCGGCTGACACATCAACGCGCATTAACATAACCCGGTATTTTTTCCAGTCCGTCAGCATCAGGCTTTCATCATCTGTTGCAATATCTGCATCGACGGCATCCTGACGCCATGCGATTTCGTCGTCGGCCACCGCGCGTAACTTTTGACGCTCCTGCTCATAAACCTTCGTCTGTTCTTCTTTTGTCAGAGGGGGAATATCACCCCATAACGGCATCCCGTCCCCTCCGGCAACGCGAACCTTCCCGGCTGGCGGCTCAGCCATAAATGCAGCGGCAATACTGTCACTCACCTCCGTTGCATCGCTCAGATCCCAGCCATTGCCGGTGTAGTCAGCCAGAGAATCCACCGGGAAAAAGGCATTATGTAAGGCGCTATAAATATAAGTGCTCATATCAGTACCCTAATGCAATATAGTTTCCGCCTTCCCCGGCGGTGTCCGTAGTGGCATTAAAACCCGTCTGCGTTTTATTTGTTGCCCCCCATTTCGAACCGTTTGAGAGTGAACTCCACCCGGCATCAAAATGGCACACTAAAAACACGGCAGCAGGAAACGGAACAGGGAAATTGATCGCCCGGCTCGTGGCCCCCTGCGGCGTGGTTCCCCACTGAATAATTAAACCGTGCGGGAATTTTGCCCATCCCGGATTTGTCAGAGCAGCGCCGAAACTGTTCATATCCGGGAGCTGGTTGGCCCCGGTCCCCACTTCTCTTTTAGCGGCTTCGCCCAGGCCAAGAAACGAAAGCACATCCTGAACTGATGCCTGACTGATCACGCTCCGGCCTACCGGCGTTAAGGGGGACAAAGCCAGCCCTTTTTCACTGTTAAAATACGCAAGACGATTCGCCTCTCCACGCAGAGAGGAAAGCGACGTTAAAACGTCATTAAGTGGCTGCTTGCCAGCAAGAGCGTTAACCATCGTCGTGGCAAAATTCGGATCGTTACCCAGCGCGCTCGCCAGTTCGCTTAACGTATCCAGTGCCGCCGGGGATGAGGCAACCAGCGCCGCGATCGCGGATTTCACAAACGCTGTGGTGGCAATCTGCGTACTGTTTGCCGACTGCGCCGCCGTGGGTGCGGTCGGCGTTCCTGTCAGTGCCGGGCTTGCCAGTGGCGCTTTCAGTCCCAGCGCAGTGTTAATCGTGGTGCTGAAATTCGGGTCGTTATTAATTGCCGCTGCGATTTCTTTGAGCGTATCGAGTGTGGCAGGCGCGCTATTAATCAGGGCAACAAGCGCAGCCTGGACAAACGCGGTGGTGGCTAACTGCGTGGTGTTATTCCCCGCCGCTGGCGTGGGCGCTTTTGGCGTTCCGCTGAAAGTCGGGCTGGCTTTTGGCGCATATTGCGTGTGCGGATCGGCAGCACCGAGATGCGCCGCCATCAGCTCATCAACATACAACTTCAGCTCGATAACTTTATCATCCACATACTTACGCGTTGCCAGTACCACCGCCGGGTCGATTTTCAGCGTGACAGCCGTTGTGCTCGATACAATCAGGATCATGCGGATGGTCTGGGTGCGGCCGCTGCCCTCCTGTAACTGCGGCTTATAGGTTTCCGGGCAGTTTGCCACGGCAATGAGCACACCCTCATCATCATAGAGGCCAATTTCACGGATCCAGAATCCGCCCTCATCCTCCGGGATGATTTGCTCGGCAATAATCTGACTGGTGTTATTCGGATCAATACTCAGCATATTGAGCTGCGCAATCCGCTTCTGATTAATGAGTTTTGTCTGTGCCGGGTCTGGCACCGGCAACGTGCCACTGGCATCACCGACAGCCATTTGCGTCAGATTCAGCTTCGTGCCAAGCGCGGAGGCATTCGCCAGCCTTGCCGCGCCCTGGTTGGTCAGAATGGCAAAATATTTCGCGGTCATGCGTTCACTCTCAAATTATCGATCAAATGGATGGCCGAAGCCGGGAAATAATGACCACCGACGACGATTTCCTCGGGGGTGTATGGGTAAATAGTCATGGCGTCGCCGTCGTAAACTCCCGCACCTGCGTACACGCTGCCCGTTGTGCTCAGGCTTATCGCAAGCCCGGTAAGATGGCGGCTGGCAGGTTTAGCATTTTCAATCAGGCGCTCAAGCTCCTGATACATTTCATCGGTAATGCCCTGGTCAAGCACGGCGACCACAAGGCGAAACGTTCCCGGCTCCTCGTTGAGTTGCCACCACTCGCGCACCTCGATCAGATAGCCGAGCGGCTCCACTACCCGGCGCAGCGCACTGATGGTGCCCTTGTGCTGATGGACGTAAAACGAGGAAGCGATGACGCTGCGTTTTGTGGCTTCCGGCCAGTTAAAATCCCAGCGGTCTACCGACAGCGCCCATGCAAGCCAGGGCAGAAGTGCCGCCGGGCATTGCCACGGATCCCAGAGCTGGCGCAGCGGCACCGGCACGCGGGTAATTTCTGCTGCTGCACGGGTGGCGGCCACTTCCAGCGCGGAGGAACCAACCGGCAAAAGGCGGTCATCACTCATCCGTACCCCCTGCGGCGATTTGATAGCGTGTGCAGTAAGACGCCTGGCGCTTGTCGAGCACAATGTCAGTCACCGGCGCGGTCAGCTCCACTCGCTGTACACCTTCCACATGGAGCGCGGCATAAATGGCAGACTGGCGGATATCCCGCCCGATGCGGCGCTGCGAACTGATGTAATCCTTTAGCTTTTGCTCAGCGGCCTGACGGATCGGCTCTGCTTCCGGGCCTGGATAGAAAAATAGCCGGGCTTCAATCTCATAGGTAACTATCTGCGCGCTCTGCACCGTCACCCGGTCACCCACCGGGCGCACATCCTCAGCATTCAGGGCTTTTTCAACCACGGCCAGCAAATCAGTACCGGCTGTGCCGTCACCCTCACGTGAGAGCACGGTGATGGTCACGCTGGCAGGCGTCGGGCTGATAACGGAAATATCCGCCACGCGCCCGTCAGCACTGCGCCCGTGGTATTCATACGCGCCGACCGGCCCGGCCACGCTCAGCCCTTCAAAAGCCTGCTGCGCGCGCAGGCGTAAATCAGTATCAGATTCCATCACCGCCGCCACTGGCGGGATTGCGGCGTCGTCTGCCGGGGTGATGGTCAGCCGTTCGGTGTTATTATTGGCGGCCATCACATCGAGATCGCTGCCCTTCGCATAAGCCAGCATCACCGCGCGGGCGGCTTCGTTGACGCGCTGACGCCAGATCACTTCGCGGTAGGCGTTTTCCTCAAGAAATTTGGTTAGCGGTTCAGACTCCAGCGCCAGCGTGCGCGCGATAGCGCCCTGCTGATCGCCAGGGTAAAGAGAAATCAGCGTCGCCTTACGCGCGGCGAGGATGCTCTCATAATCAAGTGCCTCGACCACATCCGGCACGGGTAGCTGACTCAGATCGATAATTGGCATGGTTTCAACTCGCAGGAAGGGTTAGCGAAACATTCTCGCCGGTGTCGGTTAGCTGGCCTGTCAGAGTGACAATCATTTGCCCGTCGAACCGGCGTTCTGTGGTGACAGAGGTAACACTGATGCGCGGCTCCCATTTCAGGATCGCCATGTAGCACGCTACCCTGACTTGCAGCTCCAGCGCGGGCGTTTGCGGCTGGTCAATCATTGCCGACAACAGCGAACCGTAATCACGCCGCATCACCCTTGAACCAACTGGCGTTCGCAGAATGTCGCCCAGGCTCTGGCTGATGTGCTCAGCATCGGTAAGCGTGCGGCCATCGGTTCGGCTCAGGCCGAGGTAACGCGCTGTCATTTAATCCCCTTCGTCCAGCTTCCGCCGCTCTGCACGTTGCCGTGATCGTGGCTGTCAATTTGCACGCCGTTCGACGTAAACGCGCCGCCGCTGTGCTCAATGTTTCCGCTCATCTTGCCGCCCTTCTGCACTTCCAGCGTGGCGGTGATCAGCTTACTGGTGCAGACCACCTCCGGGGTATCAAGGGTGATACGCGTGGAAGCTTTGACCAGCACTACCGGCACGGTGGCGGTAATGGACTCAGACGCTGTGACGCTGGCGGTTTTCATGCCGCTGGCTGTCAGTGCGCTGGTCTTTGGCTCGTACTCAATAACCGCACCATCGGGAAAGGTGACGTGCCACGCATCCGCCGATGCCGACGGTGCCGGGTGGTCATCAGAAAAAATCCCGGGCAGCACAAAAGCGGTATCCAGCTCCCCGCCCACAGCGAGAATTAACACCTGCTCACCGATTGAGGGTGCCCACCACGTGCGCGAGCGCCCCGCCCGGTGTGTCAGCCACTGGAGCCAGTCGGTATAGATGCCGCCGGTCTGCACACGACAGCGCCCGGTTTCAAGGTCAGTTTCGACGATGATGCCGGTGCGGATCATGTTGCGCAGCGCGCGGGCGAGTTCCTGAATATTTGCGAGTGTGTTCATACCGAAAAGGATGCCGCCGGGGAAAGGCGGCATCAATCAGGACTGGTTTTGTGGGAAGTGATACAACGATTATTCGGCCAGATGATGGATAATTGCGCTTTCGACTAACTGCCGGTCAGCCTCAGAAAAGCCCAGCAACTGGCGCACCGGGTACAATACCGCCCTGCCGTTACGCGATGGGCGATCCCGCTGGCCGTACTGGTGAACGCGGGCGATGCGCTGCACCTTGCCTGTAAATTCCACTACCGCTTCATTGTCGTTGCCGCTGGCTTTCATGTAGCGACTGGTGCGCAGCTTTGCGAACATCTCCCGCTTAACGCGGCCCTTCTTGCCCCGGATCGACTGCTGCGGCTGACGCTCCTCATAGGCGGTGCCATCGGGGGCGCGCTGCGCTTTAATGCGCTTCTGCTGGCTCTGGCGCAGCGTCTTCGCAATTTCAACACTCAGGCTGCGACGGCCAGCCGGTGACAGTGCGGCAATCAGCGCGGCGAGCCTTTCGTCAAAGGGTTTTAACTCACTCATGCCACGTGCTCACCAGTTCATCGCGGATGTATAGCTCCATCGGGCGCGTGACCGGCTCCGGTGGCGCAGGCTCGGGGATATTGCTGATATGCAACGCGGTATCGACCTGTTTCACAAGGGTGCGCTCAGTGATTAACAGGCTGATACTGATATCGACGCTGCTGTCGTTATTGATATCGCAGTACCACGTAAAGCCCTTTTTCATGCCTTCGTCCGTAGTCATGATATCCGGCTGATGCTCGCGCAGCCATGCCAGTACCGGAACCAGCAACAGATCGAGATCGTCCTTAAAATCCGTCACCGTCACGTTTAGCGTGTAGCGTTTTTCGAATGACAGCGAGGCCGCCAGCGTCGAGGCAATCTGCCCGTTATCAACATACAGGCGCAGCATGTCTGGGTTTTGTTTCAGCACCGGCACGGACTTTGTCAGCGCATCACGCAGGCTTTCAGGTTTTAACATTCAAATCGTCCTGACATTGCTTGATGGTTTCCACCTGGAGCGCGCAGTTTTCTAACGCCCGCTCCAGTTGGCGGATATCAGCGCTCAGATCGCCGTTAGTTTGCGGATCGCTGCCCGGCATCGGGCACAGGCTCACTTTCGGACAGCCGCTGTAAACAATCACCGGCGGAGACACAGGCGGGGCGTCGGTGCACCCTGCGCACAGCATCAGGCAAATCAGCGCCATACCAGCGGCGAAACTCTGCATTTTCATTGAGTAACCTCTCGATAGTTTGCTGGCGTCTGGCCGCCCGCTCTCCGGCGGCTTCCAGCTTCTGGCGCAGCGACACCTGCGCCTGCTCGTTTTTATTTGCCCGGTCAGTGACGATAGTGAGCTGATTTTGCAGCGTGCCGATCGTTTTTTTCTGCTCACTGGCTACCTTATTCGCTTTCTCAAATGACCGGCTCAGCGTGTCGTTCTCATGTCGCAGCCAGGCCATACCGAGCACGGCCAGAATGAGTAAAACCATAAGCGTTTTCATTTTGCTCCCTTCATGCAGTAAGCCCGTTCACGCAGGCGGCGGTTTTCCAGCCCCTTATTTTTGACGCCGTTAACAAACACCCAGCGGGTGAGTTGATCGCACGCCTGCGGCCATTGTTGGCGTTTAATAAAGCCGACCAGCGTTGAGCGGCAGGCCGCGCCGGTGCCAACATTAAAGGCAAAGCTCACCACCGCGTCATAGACCGGTTGCGGCATTGTGACCGGCGCACAGGCGGCAAGCCTGCGCTCAACGTTCAGCACGTCAGCGACTAAATTCTCTGCCGCCTGACGTTCGGTGATATCGCCTTTCGGCACCACCCCCGCAGTGTGGCCGATGCCTGACGTCCATACTCCCGCGCTGCACTGGTAGGGACGCAGACGGCATCCCTCAAGATCGGCGATCAGCGCCAGACCATCCAGCGAGGTATGAAGTAAACGAAAGTCAGGCACCAGTGCCGCCAGCGCCAGCACAGCGGCCACACTGCAACGCTTAACGAATGAATTCACGCATCACCCCCTCATCAAGCCCCAGAGACTGGAGGTATTTAAGCGTCCGGCGGCGATACCAGAAATTAACCAGCGCCGTGAAAATGGCGCAGCCAGCACCGACGATGAGCGCGAAACTCTCCGGCGTCTGCGTGCCAAACCATGCCAGCGCCACCGACAGCCAGTAGGTGATATACGTGGTAATTTTTTCCATTGTCAGTCCCACAAATTAACGGTTTCCGTGACCGGCGAGGATTGAACATCCGGCAGTTCGACAGCGGCACCGTGTGGCAGCACCGCCCCCAAATCGGCCAGGCCTGGGTTAACCAGAAGCACCGCTTCAACCGCACCAGACGTGCGCCCGTAATACCGGGTGCAAATCTGATCGAGGGTGTCCCCCTGTTGCGCGTAAACCCTCATCAGATTTGACTCACGATACAGCGCGGCCTGTCCTGCAAGCGGGCGACCGCCCAGCGCATATCACGCCAGAGGTTGTCGATAGTCGGATCGATACTGTCGGCTTTCTTGTCCCCTTTCGCGCTGGCGTCAGCGCCGCGGTATTTTTCGTAAAGCGTGGCGGTGGTCATTGCCATGACCGCCTCAAGGTACAGCGCCACCTTTTCGCGCTCATTGTCGATCACTTCGGAAGGCACTTCCGCCAGACTTTTAAAGCCCGCCGCCATCTGTTGCGCGCGGTAGTCGTACAGCTCCGCGTTGGTTTCTGAGATTGCAGTTTTAATCGCCTGACGCAGCCGGGCCGGGGGCACGGTCTGCTCAAGGCGCATCAGCTCGCGCACTTTGACCGGATCGATATCCGGGAAAAAAAAGGTATTTTTAATCACCGGCTCAGCGGGTGCAGTCGGCGGACTGATCACCGTTTCGCCGCGAGGTTCTTCTTTTGTAATAATCAGCGTCGTCATGACTACCTCTGAAAAGGGTGGGCGGTGGACGCCGGTTTCAGGTCAGGTAAAAACCGCCTTCACCGGCGTGCCGCCCGGCGCGGGGCGCATTCGGTTAAGTGACGTTTTTTCTCGGTCGGCCACGCCTCGCAGGCGTCGCACTGACGGGCTTACGCTTGCGCGTGGTTGCGGTCTTTTTCTGTGGCGCTTCGGATACGGGGCGCAGTTCGCGCGTAAGCCGCTCAATGTCTTTTTTCACCCCGGCCATGCTGTCGAGCTGCATTGCCCGTTGCAGGTGTGAAAGCGCATCGACAGGCTGGCCGGTATCACGCAGCACCACGCCAATAATTTTGTGCAGCTTTGCGCGCACGGCGTCGGGCATGTCTGCCGTCGCCGTCAGCGCAAGGCAGTCAAGCAGCAGGGAAATATTCACCGGCTCACCGGCAGCGTGTGAGCGCATCGCGGCCAGCGCCACTTCTTCGGCAAACAGATAAGGCGGCGTGCGTTTGTGTTTACCTGGCATGGTCAGGCCGTAGCGCAGGGCGTAGCGGGCAATTTCAAGCGCACCGGCAATGTCACCGGCATCGAGACGCCACAGCATGACCGTCATCAGAATGTCATCCTGTGCGCCCTTCCCCTGCGTAAGCACACCACTCACCCACGGCAGGTAAAATGGCAACAGTTCGCGCTTTTTCACGGCCTTAAGCTCATTGGAAAAAATGCCTTTTAACGTGCGTTGGTCTGCGGCCAGCTTAACCAGCATCTGCTCGTAGGCAGTGGCATGACGCAGCGGGTTATCTTCCCGCTGCGCGGTGGTAATGGCCGAGACCCGCATCATGTGACGCTCTGCGGGACTCGTCATGGTTTACTCTCCCTGCGCCGGTGCATCAGCTTCAGCCGGGGCGAACTTACCGACCTTGATGTTTTCCACCAGGCAACCGGCGGCGTAATCTTCGATCACGTAATCAATATTCATTGACTCGTAATTCTCCACGCGGTCACGCTTCGCGTTCTCCTCGATCACGCGGCGATGACTTTCATCCATGAAATAGATGGAAAGGTTATCCAGGCGAGTGACCAGCAGCGCATCAGCCGGGAAGAAAGGCACGCGCACCGCTGGCAGATTGCCGATGCGCTTCTGGCTGACAATCACGTCAGCGGCGAGCATTTCGCTGTTGTCCTGCTCTTTGTTCACTAGCGGGAAATACTTGTCGGCCAGCAGCTTACGCCCAACGATGACAACCAGATCAGGGTCTTCCTGATACCACGGCGCGATCAGATTGTTGGTGGCATCCATCACCACGGCGTCAAGATTGGCGTAGTCGCCATTTTCACCAACGCGGATCACAGCGGAAACCACTTCACCTTCTTCATCGGTGACTTTACTCATGACGCGCGCAGGCGCTTCTTTCCGGTATTTCTCCAGCCAGCCTACTGCGACATCCTGCAACATCGGGTTGGCAACACGGTTCGACGTGTCTGCACGGCGCACGCCATTAAAGCCCGCCATAATGAAATCAAGCGCCTGACGCTTGATGATCGCGTTACGAATGCGTAACTGGAAATCCTGAAAACGCGCCCACAGGTCGAGGGTTTTATAGCGAAGATGGAAATCAAAGTTGATTTGATCGCATTCGTACTTATTGGACTCCAGCTTCGCAAAGTCCTGCGTCTGGCGTTCGTCACCTCCTGCGGTGTCCGTGGTGCTGGCAATTGAGCCACTCACACCCACGCCCACTTTTTCGCCCTTAAGCTCGCTCACCGGCACGATGTTGATACGGGTCAGAAAGTCGGATGACTCCTGCACCGTATCCATCAGGGTCTGCGTCACAGACGGGTCAACGGTGAATTTTTTTGACGTGTCGCCAACGTCAATACCGTTCAGCTCAGCGATGCGTGACAGAAAGGCATTAAATTTAAAACGGGTTGCTTGGCGCATATTTATTCCTGAAATCAGTTAATCGGGGTTTACTGCCTTGCCGGATACCGTCCGGTCAGCAGTTCGTCAGACCGGCCTCACCGCCGCCGCCAGTGCTTAACTCACGGCGAGGCTGGCGGGGGTTTTCGGTGTTATCGAGAGAGGTTTTCAGCGTCTTAAACTGCTCGCTAATTTCCCCGGTCTGGGTGGTTACGTCCGTTTTGAGCGTGCTGAATGCGGTTTCCATATCAGCGAGACGTTTTTCCGTTGCGCTCAGGCTTACCTGTACGTGCTCGCTGACCACCGTTACCGCTTCATGTACATCAGCTAAACGGGCGTCATCGCTCGCCTGCTTGCGCCCAAAAATGGCTTTCACGGTGTCGCTTAATTTTGCGAATACGTTTTCTGCCTGGTCTTCAAATTCCAGCTCGGCCAAGGTCGCAACGGAGATCAGGTTTTCCGGGTTCGTTTTAAAGCGGTTAAGCGGGTTGGTTTTCGCGGTGCGACAGAACTCCAGATATTCGGTGCCGAGGCTGGCCGGATCGTCAGTGACCGCCAGACCAACCAGATAGCATTTGCCGGTATTGGCAAAGTTCGGCTGGATTTCCATTGAGGTATAAACTTTCTGGCCCTTACCCACCATTTCGACCAGATTGTCGAGCGGAGCAATTTTGCCGAACAGCGCCAACTTGCCGTTAAGCGCGGAATCGTCATCAATCTTTTCAGCTTTCAGCTCGACAACATCGCCGTAACGACCGAGAGCGCCGTCGGGATAAATGCCGCGCAGGTGTTCAAGGTTGATGCGGCAACCGTAGACGCGGGGATCAAATGATGCGGCCATTTCCTGTAGATCGGTTGCGCTGATAACGCGACCGTCGCAGGTGTCGCCCTCAACACCGATGCGGAAGAATTTCGATACTTTTTTTGCCATCGTCAGGTGTCCTGATTAAGTTTGCACGTTTGGTCAGGCTTAGTTTCCCGACGTGCCACCCTGACGGCTATCAATTCGTGATGGCTTATCTCCCCTACAACAGCGCGTTAGCGATTAGCGGCTCCCCTTTCCGTAGCCTTGCCCTGAACCACTTACAGCGAGGCATTCATGACCATCACCACCGACACCACGCTATTACATGATCCGCGCCGTCAGGCCGCGCTGTTGTACTGGCAGGGGTTTTCCGTGCCGCAAATCGCAGAGATGCTAAAGACCAAACGTCCGACCGTTCAGAGCTGGAAACAGCGCGATGAGTGGGACGCAACCGCACCGCTTAACCGGGTTGAGAGCACGCTTGAGGCGCGGCTTATCCAGCTTTATGCCAAGCCGGATTTAACCGCGCATGATTTTAAAGTGGCGGATTTTCTGTCGCGCCAGATGGAGCGTCTCGCCCGTGTAAACCGCTACGGCCAGACCGGAAACGAGGCCGATTTAAATCCGAACGTGGCGAACCGGAATAAAGGCGAGCGCCGGAAGCCGAAAAAGAATTATTTCAGCGATGAGGCTGTCGAAAAGCTGGAGCAAATCTTTCTTGCCGAATCGTTCGAATACCAGCTCCAGTGGCACCGCGCAGGGCTGGCGCACCGCATCCGGGACATTCTCAAATCCCGACAAATCGGCGCTACGTTTTATTTCTCCCGCGAGGCGCTTTTACATGCGCTGAAAACCGGCCATAACCAGATTTTTTTATCAGCATCAAAAACTCAGGCTTATGTGTTCCGCGAATACATCATCCAGTTCGCGCGCCTTGTTGATGTTGAGCTTTCCGGCGACCCGATTGTGATCGGCAACAACGGGGCAAAGCTGATTTTTCTCGGCACCAATTCAAACACCGCGCAGAGTCATAACGGTGACCTGTATGTCGATGAGATTTTCTGGATCCCGAACTTTCAGCGCCTGCGTAAAGTTGCCTCGGGCATGGCGTCGCAAAAGCACCTGCGCACGACCTATTTTTCGACACCCTCCTCGCTCGGCCATGGCGCTTATCCGTTCTGGTCTGGTGAGCTGTTCAACAAGGGCCGCGCCAGCGCCAGCGAGCGCGTCGAGATCGATATCAGTCATAACGCACTGGCCGCCGGGGTTGTCTGCGCAGACGGGCAGTGGCGGCAGATTGTCACCATTGAGGACGCGCTCGCCGGTGGCTGCACCCTGTTTGACCTGGACACGCTGAAACGCGAAAACAGCGCAGATGATTTCCGTAACCTTTTTATGTGCGAATTTGTCGATGATAAGGCGTCTGTATTCCCGTTTGAGGAGCTACAGCGCTGCATGGTTGACAGCATGGAGGAATGGGAAGATTTCGCGCCGTTCGCTGACCGGCCCTTCGGCTACCGGCCAGTGTGGATCGGTTATGACCCCTCTCACCGTGGCGACAGCGCCGGGTGCGTGGTTATCGCTCCGCCACTCGTCAGCGGCGGCAAATTCCGCATCCTTGAGCGCCATCAGTGGAAAGGGATGGATTTTGCAGAGCAGGCCAATTCCATTCGCGCGCTTACCGAAAAATATAACGTCGAATACATCGCGATCGACGCCACCGGCATTGGTCAGGGTGTTTATCAGCTGGTTCGCTCGTTTTACCCGGCAGCGCGGGAGATCCGTTATACCCCGGAAGTTAAAACCGCAATGGTGCTTAAGGCCAAAGACACCATCACGCGTGGCTGTCTGGAATACGACGTCAGCGCCACGGATATCACGCAATCCTTTATGTCGATCCGCAAAACCATGACCGGCAGCGGGCGCAGCTCCACTTACGAGGCCAGCCGCACCGAAGAAGCCAGCCACGCGGATTTAGCCTGGGCCACCATGCATGTACTGATTAACGAACCGCTAAGCGCCGGTAGCGGCATGGCGTCGTCTTCCATTCTGGAGTTTATGAACTAATGTCAAAGCGAAAAAACCGCAGGCCGCAGCCAGTCAAAGCGGTAAACCACACGCCTAATGATGCGCCAAAAATGGAAGCATTCACCTTTGGCGAACCGTCGCCGGTGCTTGATCGCCGGGATATTCTGGATTATGTGGAATGCATCAGTAACGGCAAATGGTATGAGCCGCCGGTGAGTTTTACCGGGCTCGCGAAAAGCCTGCGTGCTGCCGTTCACCACAGCTCACCGATTTACGTTAAACGTAACATTCTGGCTTCCACGTTTATCCCGCACCCGCTTTTATCTCAGCAGGATTTCAGCCGGTTTGTGCTGGATTTTTTAGTGTTCGGAAATGCGTTTTTAGAAAAGCGAATGAGCGCCACTGGCCGTGTAATAAAAATGGAAACCTCCCCGGCCAAATATACCCGCCGTGGTGTGGAAGAGGACGCTTACTGGTGGGTGCCGTCGTTTATACAGCCCCACCCGTTCAGCCCTGGATCGGTTTTTCATTTGATGGAGCCAGATATTAACCAGGAGATTTACGGCATGCCGGAATATCTCAGTGCGCTTAATTCGGCCTGGCTGAATGAGTCGGCGACATTGTACCGCCGCAAGTATTACCAGAACGGCGCGCATGCGGGTTACATCATGTACGTGACCGACTCCGCGCAGAGCAGCACCGACGTGGAAGCGATGCGCGATGCGATGCGCAGCTCAAAGGGCATGGGTAATTTCAAAAACCTCTTTTTCTACGCGCCGAACGGCAAAGCTGACGGAATAAAAATTATTCCGCTCAGTGAAGTGGCGACGAAAGACGACTTTTTTAACATCAAAAAAGTCAGTGAAAGTGACTTGCTTAGCGCTCACCGCGTACCGCCCCAGCTTATGGGGATGATCCCGAATAATACCGGCGGTTTCGGGGATGTGGTAAAAGCGGCTCAGGTATTTGTGCGTAACGAGCTGACGCCATTGCAGGAACGTTTTAAGGAGATTAATCACTGGTCGGGGGAGGAGGTGATCCGCTTCCGGGACTACTCGCTGAATATCGAAGACTAATGCCACCGCGCCGCCTCCGGGCGGCTTTTTTTTCACCTTTCTCCGGTCCCTTTCCGCATCTTCAACATGCAAATCCCACCCGCAAATTTTTACCCGGCAAAAATCCAAAAAATTTTCAAAAAAATAAATAAAAATCACGCTCAGCGCGCAGTGCTATCCCCGCCTCGCCTGCCCGCTTTATGGGTCGGTTTTAATGCACCTGCATTAGCCATGCGAAAGCCCGTCAGTGCTGGCAAGCAAGAGACATAAAACTCATCAAACGATCATGCAATTTCATGCACCTGACGATGTTTTTACGATAGAAGCGTTATGATACTCTGATACTAATACCTACACTTGTTAAAAGGACTGCGAATGGACATTATTGAAATAAAAGCTCTTCTACAAAGAGAAGATGACGCCAAGAAGAGAGCTGAGCTATTAGCTCAATTAGAAGTGTTTAAACAAGCTGCGGAAGAGCAAGTCCGCACTGAGCAAAAAGACGTAGATTTCGAGACTAAAGAATTTACTGTTGAGTTATTGGTCAATAAATATCATAGCGGTTTGGAAGATGACACTAACGAACTTTTTGTACCTGACTATCAAAGGGATTTCGTTTGGAGCGAAAAAAGACAATCACGCTTGATCGAATCATTAATATTAGGATTTCCTATCCCTTACATTTTTACCGCTGATGTTCTTTCAGAAGACCCAGAGCTTGATGGTAGGATAGAAATTGTTGATGGCTCTCAGCGAGTCAGAACCATTCATGCTTTCATTCATAATCAATTGACCTTGCAAGATTTGAAATCTTTAGGCTCATTAAATGGATTTAACTTCCAAGACCTGCCTCTTTCGAGACAACGCCGTTTCATGCGCATACCAGTTCGTGTTATTGAACTAAGTTCAAAATGCAATGAAGAAACTCGTCGAGATCTTTTTGAAAGGATTAACTCAGGTAGTGACATACTCAAAGACATGGAGGTCCGAAAAGGCTCAGAACTTGGTTCGACATCGTTGTATACGCAAGTTATAAAACCTTGTTCTGCAATACCTCAATTTAAAGTACTGGCTCCATTATCTGAAGCAAAAGAAAAACGGGATGAGCGTTTAGAGTTTGCATTACGCTTCTTTGCATATTTAGAAAATTATCAGAAATTTGATCATTCTGTACGTGATTTCCTGAATGACTATATGCAAGTAAATGGCAATATTGATTCCCAAAAACAAAACTCCATGAGAGATGAGTTTAACAAAGTCTTAGATTTTGTAGCACAATACTTCCCTGCTGGTTTTAGAAAAACTGTTACGGCAAAGTCTACCCCTCGTGTCAGGTTTGAATCCTTAGCTGTTGGTGTAGCGTTGGCGCTGCGAGAAGATCCTACACTTATTCCAACCGATCTAGATTGGTTAAGTTCCGAAGAATTCAAAGTATTAACAACCTCTGATGGTGCTAATAGTCGTATTAAAGTAAAAGAGCGAATTGAATATGTTCGTGATAAATTACTAGAGGTATGAAATGGATAGCTTCCGCGAGGATTTTGATATAAGGTCGGGAGAAATCCTGGCCTATTTAGATCTCTTGAGATTCATTGAACATGCTGGTTCTGAATTGATATCAGCTGAGGATGCTGAAAATAAATTTAATATAACTGCAGAATCTCGTAAAACTTTAAAGGGTGCTGTGTACATCCTTTTATACAATCTAATAGAATCTACAATGAGAGAAGCAATATGTTTCATTCATGAAACATTGTATGATAGAAACATTCAATTTGATAATCTTAAAAAAAACCTTAAATCTGAAATAGTAAAGCGTTTAAAAAATGATTCAGTAAGTGTAGAAAATTTCATAGGCGGCCTTACCAAAGGAATCTCCTGTGGGATTTCTTATGGAACTTTTAATAAGAAAAAATTATTCTCGGGGAACATTGACCGAGACGAAATAAAAGAAAAGGCTATTATTTATGGTTTTTCTACGTCTTCAGATTATAATCATACTAAGCATGGTGAAAAATTAACTACCATAAAACAGCATCGTAATGACCTTGCACATGGAAATGTTTCTTTTTCAGAGATAGGCAAGAATGTGTCATATCAAGACTTGGAAAATGTTTCTTTAGAAGTCATAGCGTATCTTGATGCAATAGCAACAAACATTGAAAACTACATTCATTCAGACGGCTACCTAGCATCTTAAATTGATAAAGCCTGCGATGCAGGCTTTATTTTAATTCAAGTGTCTTTGGATCGACTGACCAATAACTCGCCCTAGTTCTACTGGAACAGCATTGCCAATCATTTTCCCGATGTTTCTCATAATAAATTTCGAACCATCTTCAAAAAATGAATAATCCATAGGAAATGTTTGTAATAATGCAGCTTCTCTGAGCGAAATTGCCCGGTTCTGTTCAGGATGACCAAAACGCCCATTTCCAAAACCATAACAAAGAGTTGTAATTGTAGGACTTGGTTTATCCCAAGACATACGGCCGTAAACACTACCATAACCCTTTCCACTGGATTTCAAATGGCAGGCAGCCACTAACTCTTCTGGCCAATCTTTCCACGTTCCACCGGGAACTGAGTGAATAATACGCTTCATGTTAATTGAGTTTAGTTTACTTGCTCGATGTAAAATATCATCGGGATCTGCTGCACCGGCTTCTAATGGTGGTAAATTCCGGATAACATCCGCGACAGTTTTATACCTACTATTCTCAGACTTAACTAACTCAATTTTCCCAAGTTTCGACGCTAAAAGTACATGCCGCGCACGATTCTGAGGAATACCATATTGTACACAGTCAACCCTTGAAGCCCACACCTGGTAACCTAACTTTATCAATGAATTATAAAAGTCATCATAAACTTTATGTTTGGTTACGTCTGGGACATTCTCCATCGTTACAATTTCTGGAGAAACCTCTCGAATTAAACGCTCAAATTCATACAATAGAGGCCATTTTTTATCTTCGGCTTTATTTTTGCCTTGAGTGTATTTAGAGAATGGTTGGCAAGGAGCGCAGCCAGCCAAGACCTTAACGGACGCATCATCATAAAGAGCAAGAAGCTCTTCTTTTGTTACCTTCGTTATGTCTTGCTCAATAAAGGTTGAGTTGTTGTTTTTTTCATAAGGGAAGCGGCACTCCCCCTCAAGATCAATACCTGCAACCACATCAAGCCCCGCCAGTTGCAAACCATGAGTCAACCCACCCGCACCGCAAAAAAGGTCAATTACCTTAACTGTCATCACACACCCCACATCTATACTGCTGTCAGTATACAGCCCTTTCCTTAAAATCTCGAGTCTTTAGGCCAAAATTGATACCGGCTACGACCTAATTAGCAACAACACTGCCTCTCACTGTAACCAGCTATCGTCTTCCCACACGTGCTGCAAAATTTCCATTACCTGTTTTTTTTCTTCATCCACTCTGAGGCCGCTCAGCTCTATGCCGTTCGCGCTGCCCTTTCGGATGCGGATCGCCGTCTTCGGGTAAAGGGGCTGCAAATTCCGGTAAAGCTCTGATTCAAGGGCATCCAGTGTCGCCTGGCTAATCTTCTGCTCTTTATCGATCATTATTTCAATTCGCATACAGCCCCCATTAACTGGAAACGTCCATTGATCGGTTGTACTCGTGGCTTCGTATTTTTGCCATTAACTCATCGGTCAGCTCAGAAACCCACTGGATAGCCAGCCGTTTTTCTTCTTCGCTGCACTCGCTGGCCGCAACAAGTTTGATAAAAAAATCAATGCGCTGGAGCTTCATCGACTCCAGAAAATAGTCTTCCATTTTTCCTCCCTCTCAAAACAACTGTATGCATATACACTGTACGCATTTACAGTATAGAAGGAATTTAACGTTGTAAAACATTTTCTGAAAAGTAATAAGATATTTCCGGTAAAATAGGTAATTAGAACAATGATTAACCAGTCTGTTTTGCTGTTTCTTCGAGTTTCCGCACCCTTTTCATTATGTTTGTTGTCCTGGCGGAGACTGGAAGAATGGCCGCATAAACGTCACCGCTTGCCGACGCCCTGCGCCAGTGCCCGCCAATAAATAGCCTGGCCCCTGATATAAGCGACAGCGCCTCGCCCAGGCCAAGCGTTTCACCAGTTAAAACCGTCATTTCATCAATGACTTTGGCTATGGCCGCCGCGTTTTTCTCTGTAACGTGGTCGAATTTTTGCCCGGCGGCCTGTTTTTTCTTCTTAATCCGCTCTGTCAGTTGCCTGCGTTCGCGGCGGTTAAGTGGTCGCGTAAGGTCAACCGGCGGAATCTCGCCCGGATCCTTTAACGGATCCCCCGTACAGTTATTGACAGAACTCCGAGAGGGCGCAGGAGCGCCCTTAACGTCAACGGCCAGGTCAACGGCGCGCTTCGGTACAATCTTCCACTGCACCACGCGGGTCACAATCGGGGAGCCGTCGCCAACTTCGGTGTCATATACGCCACGCACGCGCACGCACTCTTCGCCGTAATCATTAACCGTCTCGCTGGCTTCGTACCATGTGCGTACCTGGAGATCGTCACGACGAACGAACGGGCCGCCCTGAGCGTTAACGTACCCGGCCCAGTCCCCTGCATCAGCGGCATCATGCACCAGGGCGAATTCAATACTCAGCCCGCGCGCTGTTTCCGCGTCCGCCATGCGGCGCAATTCACGGTAAACCGTCACCGGCGCGCCGCCTACAAACTGAAACTGTCGGATGTGCCAGCGGGCCGCCCACGCAGAAACGGCGGGCGCTGTCTCTTTGAGGCTTTCGCCGCTTTCGTCGTCGGTTTCATCGTCCAGGGCGTAGCCGTCGATGTTCTTTGAAATGTATTTAGCCACGTACCCGGTAGCGCTGCCCTTATCGGGATCGATAGCCTCAGCGTGAAAACGCGCTTTGCGGGCCTTCTCGCTTCTCAGTTCCTGACCATCTTCCTTGCGGGCATATTTGCCGATGACGGCGCGGACGCGCTCAACATCTTCCGGCAGCATAAACATCAGCATGTGCCAGTGCGGGGTACCATCGTGATGAGGTTCGGCGACGCGGATCCCGAAAACGCGGATCTCGTCGCGGTGCAGCTTGGCGCGAATCTTCGCCCAAAGGCCGGTTAAATAGCGTTGCGTATCGGCAGGGCTGGAGCCATCCCACTTCGTGTTGCGGTAGCCACCACGCGTGGTGGCGTGGAATTTTGACGGCGCGGTCAGAGTGTAGAACTCCCCGACGTAGCCCAGTTCATTACAAATATTTTCAAATCCCCGGATGCGGGTCATCAGTTCACAACGCCGGATTGCCGGATTTGCAACGCTGCCATCATATTTGTCGATCAGGCTGATGCGGTTGCCTTCTTCGTCCTCCAGTTCCATCCCCTTGAGAAATTCACGGGTACGCCGCTTTTGCTCGCGCCATTCAGCCACACAGCTTTTGCTGGCGTAGGCTTTTTTCTTTTTGCTGACGTTGCCGAGTGCGATTTGCAGATGCTCGCGCCACTCAGCCGCAACGCGACGAAGACGACCAGTCCACCACTTTTCTGTAGCCATGCGCAGAACCGCCGGGCCTACGTCCTCAGCGGTGACAAACTTCGTGGTGATGCGCTCCCACAACGGGGGAACGTTACGGAAATGATAAGTGATACGGGCGGCACACATGTAAGACGCATGCAGCGTTTTAAGATCACTCCCTTCCTCGGCTTCAATCGTTCCCAGCTCAGAAATTATGAAGTTAGCAATATCACCGGCCAGCAGATCGATATCCGCTTTTGACATATCCGGCAGGCGATTAAACCGGGCCGTCATGTTCACCAGACGGGACGCCATGAAACGAATATCGGCAGCGTCAAAGCGGCCGCCAAACGTTGCAGCGGAAATATCAGCATCGATCCCGGTGATGCCATAATTCTTTTTAACCAGTTCAAGGCGCGGTAATGCCCTCCGGGTGAAATTCACCAGAAAGGCATTAGCTCGCTGAACATCGTGATGCCGCTCCAGTTCATCAGCCCGGCGGCGCACGTCGTAACGCACACAATCGGGCTGCTTTTCCAGCTCATTACGGGCATGCAGCAGCGCCGCAATCAGTTGATCGCGGCGGTGCTGTTGTTCGTGTGTGAGGTACGGGCTTGCGATAGCTTCGCGGGGCGCGTTCCATGCATAGGCCAGGCTGCTCACGGTTGCGCCATATGGAAAAATGAAAAATCAGCCGCAGCCGCATAATCCACGCCAAAAAAAACAGGGTCTTTTGATACCGCAATAATTTCCTGCGCTGACTTCGATTCACCGGCGGCCACGCCCATGCTGCGCTTTGCCGTAATGCGGTGGTAGTTGAAAGTTCGATATAACGAGCGAGTCAGAGCCGTGTCACTATTGGACACAACAACCCGGTGACCTTCTGATGACCGGCGCTCAAGAATTGACGCCAGATGATACTGATCATCCTCAGTAAACCCAGCGGTGTGATAACCGGCAAACGTACCGTCATAAGGCGGATCACAATAAACCACATCCCCCGCCTGTAGTAGTGCCAGTGTCTCGTCATAGCTGGCGCAGATAAACGTTGCACGCTGTGCCTTTTCTGCAAAAGCACGAATTTCATTTTCAGGAAAATACGGATTTTTATAATTCCCGTAAGGGACATTAAAATGACCGCTCAAGTTATAGCGGCACAGTCCACGATAACCATGGCGATTTAAATATAAGAAATACAATGCACGTTCAATTGCGCCACCATGACGCAAGTTAAACTCCTGCCTCGTCTTATAATATGCCTCTGAATCATTACGAGCTTCAAAAAGATACCGGCCCTCTTTGATGAAGTATTCGACATTATTCTTAATCACCTGATAAAGATTAATCAGGTCTGGATTAATATCAGCGACAAGATAATGAGGATAGTCTGTTGCCATCATGACAGCACAGGAACCCGCGAAAGGTTCAACCAGTCGCGGGCCTTTTGGCAAGTGCTTAATCAGTTTCGGCATGACGGCGGTTTTATTTCCCGCCCATTTCATAACAGTGCTCACACCGCACCCCCGTTGTAATGCCTGCCTTTCAGCTCTGCGATTTCCTGACAGGTGACGCAGCACTGCACGCCCGGAAGGGCACGGCGGCGGGCTGACGGGATTGGTGCATCGCAGGCAGCGCAAAGCACACGGGACACGCCCGGCTTTTTGGCTCGGGCGGCGTTGATGTGGCGCTCGCGCTCGTCGTGCTCGCGCTGTTGAGCCAGATAGATAGAGTCAGCCATTAGTGGATCTCCTGCGCTTCGTTAACGATGATGACCGCTTCCACGCGCAGCAGCTCTGCGGCCTCAGTACCGTTTAAACCGCCCTGAGTAATAAACACGGCCAGCTTTTCAAGACGCGCGGCCATCACATCAGCACGCCCCCGACGTTCTTCCATGCGCGCCGCCGTCAACAAACTATTTAACCCGGCGTCATCCGCGCCGATTTGAGTCTTACGTTTTTCAATATTTCGCAACTTCATTTTTATTACTCCAGATTTAGGGCAAAAGAATGCCCGGCGGGTTTACGCCATTAATTACGTTTGGGTTATTTACTCAGGTATTACGCTTTCATGAAGCGAGAAACGACGGGGTAATATTTCCCCCCAGCGCGCTATCTCATTCATAGCTTTAATCAACATTACACGGCGAGGCTGATCAAAGTATTCAAACGGCTTTCCAACCTCATCACTTTTAAAAGCGCCTGGTTGCTCACGGTTTGCCAGCGTCATGACAACAAATTTAAAGTCATCACTTAGCTTATTGAAATTACGCAGCGCGCCGTTTTGCGTGGCTTTTAATTTCTGATGAAACCGTGCGAAACATTCCTCACCAGACATTTTCGCGGGCTGGTTGCAACCAGCATTATTAAATGGGACTGCACCGGCATTAATTGGCGCAGACATGTTATTAATCATATCGACCTCAAAAAAGTTTTTACCCGGTTAACAAAAGAAGTGGCGCGCACAGCGTGCAGTTCATTTAATAATGCCGACTGATCGCGGCATGGATGCCAGCGCTTACCGTCTTCGCCTGCAATCCACCCGTGACCGTAATGCATAGACGGGCTTTGACGTACCAGCAATGACGCGAATGAAGGGCCATTATTCATGCTCATCTCACATCACTCCGAATGACGCGCCAATGCCGCTAACAGAATCAACCACGCTTGCCATTGCCGGATTACCCTGGACGCGAGCTTGCATTGCGATCGCTGTTAAAGTCAGCATGCGGATACCGGAGTTAACACACTCAATCATTCCGCGCTTGCGGGCGGGCGTCAGGCGTTCCGCAGATATTGCGCCGGTAGCCAGTTCACCAAGCTCACCCATTGCACGCATGATATAGGTCTGCATTTTCTCGGGTGCCAGCTCGTTAACCGGTACGCACGGCAGGCAATGAATTTGTGCCAGAAAACCATCAACCAGGGTTGAGTCTTCCGTCAGATCGGTCAACACCCAAATTTCACGCGGCGTTAACTGGTGCGGCTGTTCCGGGTTGAGCTTGTTATAAAGCGTGTGGGGTTTAATCCCTGCTTTTTCTGCCAGTTCTTTAACGCTGTGAGTAGCCGAAAACTTACGGCAAGCCTCATCAAAATGAGCATGTGAGGAAACGCGAAAATCTAACATGTTGTAAGTCCTTTTTTATCCCAAAATGGAACTATCAAGCCTGCATTGCGATTTCACAGCCCTGAGCTGCTTCCATTGTTAATGCGAACATGTTGATTTCGATGAGGCTGTTAACACCTGCTTTTTTACGGATAGGCAGACGGTTTTCACGGATCATCTGGCGGGCATAGCTAGGCTTATAACCAGTGCGACGGCAGAACTCATCCAAGGTAATGAATGGCTCAGACACCACAAGATTGATGCTGGGACGCATTGAAAGTTGTCGACTCATGATGCACTATTCCTCAGTTTGGGTTGTCTCTACACTATTCAAGACTTTTATTAACTATTCGTTGCTACACACAACGGAGAATAGGATCACAAAACGCCAATGTCAACACATAACATCACATACCGCCATATGCCGCAAAAGATACGGACCGCGATAATGCAAAACAATGGCGGTAAACCAGTCATTGAGCGCCTGCTTCAGGCTTATGGGTTCACAACTCGACAAGCGCTTTGCAACCATCTCGGCATATCCCAAAGCACCATGGCCAATAGATATGCTCGGGATACATTTCCTTCTGATTGGACAATAATTTGCAGTGTAGAAACAGGAGCCTCGCTTTCATGGTTGATATCAGGGGAAGGAGCGATGTTTGATGAAGAATCAGAACAAAAAATCCTGACCCTTAAGCATCAGAAAATCACAGACGGTGTTATAGAAAACCAAAATGAAATGGTTTACGACAGTTCCGCCATTCCTGGCACCTTAACAGCGCCTTTTTTAGTGACTTTCGAAAGTTCATTGTATTTAGTTGATATTCACAATGGTGAAATCAACGATGGTTGGTGGCTTATCGAAATAGATGGATTGATTAGCGTACGAGAGGTTTTCAGATTTCCCGGTGGGCGCATAAGAATTGAAAACAGCCGCGCCTCTTTTGAATGCCAAACTGACGAAGTAAAAGTATTAGGCAAAGTCATCTCTCGCACACAGAGCTTGTAATCATGGCTGTTTCAAAGCTCCCTAATGGCAAATGGCAGGCACAGGTATTCCCAAATGGAAGAAATGGCCGACGCATTCGTCGCCAGTTCGCCACCAAAGGCGAAGCCCTAGCCTACGAACGCCACACAAAAGAACAGGCACAAGATAAGCCCTGGCTGGGTGAGAAAGTAGATAAACGCCGAGTAAGGGATTTAGTCACCGCCTGGTACAACGCGCACGGCGTTACTCTTGCCGATGGCGAAAAACGTAAAAGCTCGATGGAGTTTGCATGCCTTGCCATGGGTGATCCGCTCGCAACTGAATTTAACGCAAAACTTTTCTCAACCTACCGTGAGCAGCGATTGAGCGGAAAAATTACGCGCTCTGACCGCGTGAAGACTGTAACCCCGCGCACGGTAAATCTTGAGCTGGCTTATTTTCGGGCCATGTTCAATGAACTGAAAAGGCTGGATGACTGGACAGCGCCTAATCCCCTTGAAAACGTCAGAGAGTTTAAAATTGCGGAGGTTGAGCTTGCCTGGCTCACAGTTGAAGAAGCAACTCGTTTACTTGAAGAGTGCGAGAGAAGCAAAGCGGACGATTTAACAACCATTGTTAAAATTTGTTTGGCTACCGGCGCACGATGGGGAGAAGCAGAAAAATTAACTGGCAAACAGATCAGCCCAGGCAAAATCACTTTCACTAAAACGAAAGGTAAAAAGAATCGCGCGGTACCAATTAGTGAAGAGCTTTATAAATTGTTTCCCGAAAAGCGAACCACAAAGCCTATGTTTACCGCGTGTTACTCTGCGTTTAGAGGAGCAATCAAGCGCGCGGGAATTGAATTGCCTGATGGCCAACTCTCACATGTTTTACGCCATACTTTTGCAAGCCATTTTATGATGCGCGGCGGCAATATTTTGGTGCTTCAACGCATCCTCGGTCATACCGATATTAAAGTAACAATGCGCTATGCTCACTTTGCTCCTGACCACCTAACCGAAGCCGTTACGCTCAACCCTTTAAACCTTATCAGTGGCAGCAAAATGGCAGCAGAGCAAAGCACTATTAAATAGTTTTCGATATTATCCTAATTAGTATGCTCTTGATTTAAAAGTAACTTATTGTTTTTATTAGGTTATAATTCGGACTCATAATCGCTTGGTCGCTGGTTCAAACCCAGCAGGGGCCACCAAATTTTAGCAGTAAAATCATAAAACTAAGCCACCTTTGACGGTGGCTTTTTTGTTGCCTTTAATCACGCTCGTTGCCCGCTTTGCGATGCTGTGTTGTTCTTACCGGACGACACGATATAGCGCTCTACCGACTCCATCGTCACAAACGTACAACTGCATTGAATGTTCGTGCATTGATGGTAGCGCTCCTTGGTGTTTTCACTCAGGTAACGACTGGTGCGCGCATGTGCCGCGTGCTGGCATTTAGGACAATGGAACATGTTCTCACCCCTTAATTCACTTTTTGTGAATTAATAATACCCAAAAAGTGAGCCGCCAACCATCACTTTATTCACTTTTTATAACTTCCGAATATTCTACCTCAGCGTTATTCACTTCAAGCGTCAGCGCTGTGGTGTAGCCATTGCTGTCGAGAGTATGAACAAGTTTTGTGATAATCCATGGCTGGGCATCGATAATGCTTTTAAACCCCGTAACATTGACCGGTGTTTCCGGGTAAAGCGTTTCCCGTCCGATCGCAAGGTTAATGGTAAAAAGCACCTTATCGCGCTGCAGTCTGTCCCATTGGGCTTGTGCAGCGCGTTCCGCCTGCGCTTTGTTGGCAAAGATTTTCTTAATAGCAAAGACATTGCCCGCTTTACCCAGCAGATATTCATTTTGCTTTGTCGGCGGTGACTGATGTTCAACCTTCACATTTTGCTGTTGCTGCTGTGGATTTTTAGTATCCAGCCACTGTGCCGTCACGCCGGAATAGTTGTCGCGATCGGTAATGCTAAACAGATGCCGATCGCCGTCGCCACGGGTGATGGTGACAGGCGCAATGGGCTCCCCGCTGGCCGTCACGCCCTTCCCCGCCTTCAGGAACAGCAGTTTGCGCGCCTTGATCGCAACCGTTGCGCCGTACCGATCGGCCAGACGGGTAAGAAAAACCACGTCGGACTCCAGAGATTTATCGATATGCGAAATGGGTATCTTCGCCAGCTCCGGCGCAATGGCCGGGATCAGTTCGTGATTAACGGCAATACTTTCGACAATCGCCCCAAGCGTTGTGTCATGCCACGACATCTCCCTGCTGGCATTAAGCGTCCCACCCAGATTGGCACTGCGGGCGGTAATTCTTACCGTATCCGCCGAATCCCCGCGATGCTCAATCGTATCCACGGTAAAGCTGCCCTTCTCCTTCAGCACCTTTTCTTTCCAGCCCAGAAAGAGCGTCAGAACCGCATTACGCGCGGGCAGCTCGATTTCTCCGTCGCTATCGTCCAGCACAATGTCGAGCTGGTCAGTTTCAAACCCGCGATTATCAGTCAACGTCAGGCTAATCAGTCGCTTACTGATATTGCGGGTGATATCTTTTTTGCCGAGCAGCAGCAAAAAATCAGGCGTGCGCACACCGCCCAGGTTATTGGTTAGCTCATAAAACATTACCGGCCCCCAACATGCCAGTCGCTTTGTTAACGAGCGTGACCACCTGTTCTTTGAGATCGCCAAACATCGCCACCAGCGACTCATCGACGCGCGTGAGTGTGACCGTAAAATCGATTTTGCGTGGAGAGCCGTCCGGATAAAGGCTGGAGCCGGTTTCGCTCACATTCTGAATAACGTACATGCCGTAAATCAGCCCGTAGCCATCCAGCAGCGGCCACGATCTGCCCCCGGCCGCCATCAGCCGCAGTGCGGTAAGGCTCAGCGTGCCCCCGGTCAGCTCAGGATAAAGCGCACCGGTAAGGGTGATAGTCTCATCCCCGGGGCCGGTAAACTGAAACGCGTTGCGCTTACCGATCCGTTTATTCGACGGCCAGTTATAGTCCGTATCGTGCCTGATCGATTGATAAGGCAGCGTCTGACGCATAAAAACAAACATACCCAGTGCGAGCATCATGGTTTTTACCCTCCATTAGTACCGCATCGCGGAATTACGCTGCATGGCCTTATTACGCTCATGCTCCTCCAGAACACTGATGACTTGCTGCCTGAACTGCTGCCCCTGATCAGGAGACGCCGTCAGATAAAAGTTCAGGTTCGTGTTGCTGTTATCCGTATGGCTATTACCCACCGGTGCCTGAACTGGCTGCACAGGGCTAATGGCCGTCACAGCCTTACCGGTTGACGATGCCAGGGGAGGAACGCCGCTGGCGGCGGCTAACACTGGCGTCACCGGCAGTGGAGCGGCGCTTTTCGGCAACTTATCCAGCTCCGTCGACTCCTTCTTCACCAGCCCCAGTTTCTCCAGAAGCCCGGTCGCTTTATTCCACAGCATATCGATGGCCACCAGCGGTGCGCTGAAGGCGGAAGCCAGTTCCATACCCAGTCTCAGCCCGGCATCGCGGCAGCTATTAAGAGATGATTCGGCCCAGGTCACGGGCGTCAGTAAATCGCTGAACCATTGCCCGACGGCCTGAAGTTTTTCGCCCAGCCAGTTGAACATCGGGGCCAGCGGTGAAAACAACTGACCGAGCGGGGCAAAGGCGAAACGTATCCCTGCCACCACGCCCTCGAAAAACGCGCTGATGGGTTCCCAGAATTGCTGAATGAGCAGCGCACCGGCAGCGATCGCCGCCACCACACCCACGACGGGCCAGGTTATCGCCCCCACTGCCGCAATGATCGCGCCGCTTACCACGGAGAACACCGTGCCGAGTCCCCCCGCTACGGTGATAATTGCCCCGATCCCGGTCATCACCGGCCCAACAGCCAGCCCGATACCGCCCAGCGCCCCTGCCACGACCGTCACCGCGATGGCGATAGCACCGAGCGTCTGCGCCAGCCCCTGGTTGCGCTGGATCCAGCCATCAAGCGCCAGCACAAAATGGGTTGCGGTCTGCACCAGTCCACGCAGCAACGACTCCTGCTGAATAAACAGATCCGTGCCGATGGACTCATACGCCGACTGCAACCCCGCCAGATCGCCGCCCAGGTTGTTCTCCCTGACAGCAATCTGCTGCCCGGTCCTGCCGTCGGATGTTTTCAGCTCGGTGGTTTGCGTGGCGAGCTGGCCATTGGCGGCGGCGGTCATCAGCACTGTCGCCGCCGGGCGGTTTTCTTCGCCGAAAATCACATTCATGTCGCTGTCACGCCGGGCAGGATCGACATTATTTTTGGTGAAGCTGGTCTGCAACGCCTGCAAAATAGCCATCACCGGCAGGGCATTGCCTTTGTCATCGGTGGTGCTGACGCCAAGCGCCCTAATGGCATTTTGTGCCTGCGCCGTTGGCGCGCTTAGCCGTTCGAGCACTGCACGGCTTCCCGCCCCGGCGTCTGCGCCCCTGATATCAGCCTCATTAAGCGTAACGACCATCGCCGCCGCCTCCTCAAAGCTGACACCCGCGCTCTTCGCCGCCGGTGCAACGGTGGTTAAAGAGGTGCTCAGTTCCTCAAGAGAAAGATGGCTTTTCTCAAGCGTCGTAGTGATCACATCAGCAATGTGCATCGCCTTATCATCCGCCAGCCCGAACGCCTCTTTGGTGCCGATCAGCAGTTGGGCGTTATCCTCCATAGACGCCTGGTTTGCCAGCGACAGGTTCAAAACGGCCGGGGCCTGGGCAAGTACGCCGTCTTTATCTGCGCCAGACCGGGCAACAATAATCTGCGCCGACGCCGCCTGTGCTGCGCTGGCGGAGGTCGAATCGCCTAACTGCCGGGCCTGTGTTTGCAACGCCGCCATCTCCGGCGAGGCCGTCTCCAGCGCTAAAATGGCCTGAAGCTCCGTGCTTATTTGCGCGAGATCGTAGCCGGGTTTCAGCAACGTCGTACCCGCATCCAGGCCCGTACTGGCCATGCTCCAGCCGGTCTCGCCTATCGCCGACGCCTTACCGACAAGCGCTTCACCGTTTGTTTTAATGGGGTTAAGCAGCCGTTTGGCCTGGTCAACGGCGTTGAGTAATATCTTTAATGCAACGTTTTTACTCATCTGTGTATCCGCTTCGCTGAAGCGCTTTTTCGCGCCAGGTGATGAGCTCACTCAGGCTCATCGGGTATAACTCCGTTGGCGGCCAGTGAAAAATCACCGCGATATCCGCCATCAGGTCATCGACTGACAGTTTTTTCGGGAAGGCTACTTCGCCAAACTCGGCGACAAAAAACCGACCACCTTGCCGGCCAGTGCGACCAGATCGGGCAGCTCCAGCGCGGCGATCTCCTGCTCGGTCAGCATCGGGGCGGTCATACGCGGCAGGACTTTGATCAGCGCGTCAACTTCCGAGTTGGCGACGGCGGCCAGACTCACGCCGCGCAGCGTGCCCGCATTCGGTTTCATCAGCGTGACCTGCTCAACGCTCTGCTCACCGCGTTTAACCGGCTTTTCCAGGGTAACTGTGATTTCGTTGGTCATTGTTTTCTCGTTTCAGTGGGTTATCAGAAGGGCCCGGCCAGACGTGCTGGCCGGGAAAACATTACAGGCCGATATTGCGGCGATGCTGCTCCAGTCGATCGACGCCGTTAATCTTCTCAATCATGTTGATGGTGTCGATCTCCACCAGCTCTTTACCGTCGATGGTCAGTTTGTAGTAGGTACAGACCACCGAGATTTTGGCTTCGGTATCTTCGCCCGGCTTATTTTCACCGGTGTCGATCTCTTTCTGGCGGCCACGCATGACCACCTCAACCGCCACCGTGTCGCCGGTATCGTCGCGCTGATAGGAGCCTGCGAAGCGGATCGGCACCGCATCTGCACCACTCGCCCCGTACAGCTCCCAGATCACCGCGTCCGGGAAACCGCCGAGGGACCACTCCATCGACAGGGCATCGTCATCCAGACCGAGATCAATCGTCGCGATCCCGTTCATCCCCGCGCCGCGATAGTTCTCCAGCTTGCGAGTGAGCTTCGGCAGCGTGATAGATTTGGCGACGCCCTGATAGCTGTAGCCGTTCAGAAAGACGTTCATTAATTTAAGTTTGCGCGGCATTGCCATGAGGTCAGGCTCCTTAATTGCTGTTGACCGAGGACACCAGATTCACCAGATATTTATCGGTGATGCGCTGGCGCAGGGTCAGATTTTCGAGAGGGGGAACCGGCGTATAGTCATAATCGATATACAGTTTTCCGGCTTTCACGCTTTGCGCGTCGTTGGCGTCTTCATCAAACCAGCAGGTCGCATCCACGATATAGCCGCTGGTTTTCAGCTCGCGGAATTTGGCATTGATGCCGTCAATGATGTCGCGGATAAGCGTCGCGGTAACCGGCTTATCGATAGCCCACATGTGCGCTTCTGCCATCGTGTCGGCGATCACCTGCGCGGTGCGGGTATAGCTCTCAAAGAGGAATAACGGATCGTCTGAACAGGTGCGGTTGCCCCAGAAGCGGAAGCCATCTTTGCGCACAAGCGTGGTGACGCCCGCTTCGTTGAGCAGATCGGCGTCGGTGCCGGATTCCTGCAAATCCCAGAAGACCGAAGCGCTGATCCCGGTCACCCCGTTCACGCCCACGTTAGACAACGTTTTATGCCAGCCCTGTTCCTGGTCGATTTTGGCGCGCAATCCAAGTGCACGGGCGGTGGTGAAGGCGTTAGCCGTGGTGCTGGTTGCCGTATTCCAGGTCAGGAAATCCGGCCAGATCACCATCAGTTCGCGCTGGCTGAAATTATCGCGATACAGGATGGCCTCAGAGACGGTTTTACAGCCCCAGGCGCTGATGTAACCGAACGCGCGCAGCTTCTGACAAACGGGTGCCAGCGCGGTTGCCACTTCGAGAGTATCGAAGCCCGGCACGCCAAGGATACGTGGCTTAACGCCGGTGACCGCTTCTGCGGTGAGCAGAGCTTTCAGGCCGGTATATTTGCCGTTAGCGTCGGTGGTGCCGATGATGTTAGACACCGTCTGCGCCAGCGCCGCCTGCTCATCATCACCCGTGCCTTCTTCAACACGTACAACGACAACAACGGGTTTCGCCTGATCGGCAATTGCCTGCAAAGAGGCCGCCAGCGTGCCTTTTTTACCGGCTTTGGCAATCGCGCTCTGCACGCTGGTAATCAGCACTGGTTCATTGAGAGGAAATGTCGCCGCATTTGCATCGCTGGCCGTACAGACCATGCCAACAATCGCGGTTGAGACTGTGGAAATGACGCGGGTGCCGTCGTTAATTTCGACAACCTGTACGCCATGATGGAAATCACTCATCCGTTTTAACTCCGTGGTGTTTGGGTGAGTGATAGTTTCTCCTGCCGGACTAACAGTGGCTATTCAACCCCGCTGGACGGGGCATGGCACAACTGTGCATCGCATTTTGCTGCCGGGAATTTGCGGTAAATGATGGAAACGGGAATAAAATCCGGGGGATGTGATCAGACGGAGGGGTTGAAGTGGCAGCAGCCTGGAAGCAAATATCGAACAGGCTGGCTACCGTTTTCTGGCTTAGCGGGGTGCTAACTGTAAGCCCGTTTCTTTCTGTAAAAAAAATCGCCGTTAATGATAACGGCGAGAGGGTTGTGGTTACGGTCAACTCATCTGGGGAGCAACAGGCCAGTTAATATCCGGAGCACCGGAGGTATCCACCGCTTCCAGCGCATCCAGGTAATCCAGCCATAGACCATATTTGGTTAGCTCGTCCCCCTTCAACCGGCCAATAGCCGCTTTGCCTGGCCACTGTTTACTGTTTATATGATTATTCGCAGCATCAATCTGCTCCTGACGCTGCTGTTCTGCCTGTTCAATCAGTTCTTCTTTTGTTAATGCCGGAAGTGGGACCCAGGCGGGATAACCGTTTTCATCCGTACCACGTTGACAGCCTGGAGGGGCTGGCTGCGTGAATTCCGCAAAAATCGCCTCCCCCACCTCGACACCCTTTTCCGGCCATGTTCCTGAATTTCTGTAAGCACTTTCAAGCGCAAGAGGATAGAAACAATCATTAAAATAGCGGTACACATTTTCCATATTAATATCCCATCGCAATCATGCTTGCGGAAGTTGCATCTGTTGATCCAAAGCGCCACCACTGCACAGTAGCAAGCCCTGTAGGATTGAAGGCGATAGTTCCCGGATTAACGCCAGAGAGACTCTGGCCGGAATTCACTATCGACTGACATTTAAGCGGGAACGGGACAGGAAACGTCACGGTTCCGGACGTTACTCCGGCAGGTAGCGTCATTGAAAAACCCTGAATAATCCAGCCATTAGGTTGTTTAAACCAGGAACCCCCAAAGTTAAAAAATGACATATCGGGGATCTGATTCGGGGTATTACCCACATTCCTTTTCGCTGCTTCTCCCAAACCAAGGTATTCAAGAAGCGCGGCGACGCTTTTACCGCTCAGCGCATTCAGCGTGGTGTCCAGCGGCTGTTTGCCGGCTAATGCGTTGAGCATAGTGGTGGCAAATTTCGGATCGTTGCCCAGCGCGGCGGCGAGTTCGTTAAGGGTATCCAGCGCGGCGGGGGCTGAACCTACCAGCCCGGCTAAAGCAGTTTTCACATAGGCCGTGGTCGCCAGCAGCGTGGAGTTATCGGCCTGCGCTGGCGTCGGTGCCTTTGGGGAACCGGTAAAAACGGGACTGGCCTTCGGCGCATACTGCGGGTGCGGATCGGCGGCGCTGGTATGCGCTTTCATCAGGTTATCGGCGTACAACTTCACCTCAATAACCTTATCGTCCACATACTTACGCGTTGCCAGCACCACCGACGGATCGATTTTCAGCGTAATCGCCGTTGTACTCGACACAATCAAAATCATGCGAATGGTCTGGGTACGGCCGCTGCCTTCCTGTAACTGCGGCTTATAAGTCTCCGGGCAGTTTGCCACGGCGATAAGCACGCCTTCATCGTCATACAGGCCAATTTCGCGGATCCAGAATCCCCCCACGTCTTCCGGAATGATTTGCTCGGCAATAATCTGGCTGGCGTTGTTCGGATCAACGCTCAGTAAATTCAGCGGAGCCATACGCTTCGGATTGATTAATCGGGTCTGGGCCGGATCGGGAACGGGCAGCGCGCCGTTAGCGTCCCCGACGGCCATTTGCGTCAGGTTCAGCTTAGTGCCGAGCGCGGTCGCGTTCGCCAGCCTTGCCGCGCCCTGATTGGTCAGAATGGCAAAATATTTCGCGGTCATGCATTTACTCTCATGTTATCAATCAAATGGATGGACAAAGCCGGGTAGAACTCGCCCCCGACCACAATTTCCTCTGGGGTGTAGGGGTAAACCGTCATGGCATCGCCGTCGTAAAACCCTGCGCCAGCCCAGGCGTTTCCCGTGGCACTGAGGCTTATCGCAAGGCCGGTAAGATGGCGGCTGGCCGGTTTCGCGTCTTCAATCAGCCGTTCAAGTTCGTGATACATCTCATCGGTAATCCCCTGGTCGAGCACGCCCACCACCAGGCGAAACGTGCCGGGCTCCTCATTGAGCTGCCACCACTCCCGTACTTCGATCAGAAAGCCAAGCGGCTCAATGACCCGCCGCAGGGCGCTGATGGTGCCTTTGTGCTGATGGACGTAAAAAGAAGCCGCAATCACGCTGCGTTTCGTCGCTTCCGGCCAGGTAAAATCCCAGCGGTCAACCGACAGCGCCCAGGCCAGCCACGGCAGCAGCGCCACAGGGCATTGCCATGGGTCCCAGAGCTGGCGCAGCGGCACCGGCACGCGCTCAATCTCTGACGCCGCCTTTGTTGCCGCCACTTCCAGTGCCGAGGACCCGACGGGCAGCAGACGATCGTTACTCATCCGTACCCCCTGCGGTGATGCGGTAGCGGGTGCAATACGACGCCTGATGCTTGTCGAGCACGATGTCCGCGGCAGGCGCGGTCAGTTCCACGCGCTGAACCCCTTCCACATGGAGCGCGGCATAGATCGCCGACTGGCGGATATCGCGCCCCAGGCGACGCTGCGAACTGATGTAGTCCTGCAACTGCTGTTCGGCAGCCTGACGGATCGGTTCCGCTTCAGGTCCTGGGTAGAAAAAGAGTTTTGCGTCAATCTGATACGGCACGATGGTGGCGGCCTGCACCGTCACGCGATCGCCTACCGGGCGCACATCCTCGGCGTTCAGCGCGTTTTCCACCGCCGCCAGCAGATCCGCCCCGGCAGAGCCATCGCCTTCGCGTGACAGCACGGTGATGGTCACACTGGCAGGCGTCGGGCTGACGACGGAAATATCCGCCACGCGCCCGTCCGCGCTGCGACCGTGGTACTCATACGCTCCGGTCGGCCCGGCGACGCTCAGTCCTTCAAACGCCTGCTGGGCGCGCAAACGCAAATCGGTATCGGACTCCATCACCGCCGGTGTCGGCGGCAGCGTGGTGGCATCAGCGGGCGCAATGATCAGCCGTTCGGTGTTGTTATTGGCGGCCATCACATCGAGGTCGCTGTTCTGCGCATAGGCCAGCATCACGGCGCGGGCAGCTTCGTTTACCCGCTGTCGCCAGATCACTTCGCGGTAGGCGTTTTCCTCAAGGAATTTGGTCAGCGGTTCTGACTCCAGCGCCAGCGTGCGGGCGATGGCGTCCTGCAGGTCGCCGGGATAGAGGGAAATCAGCGTCGCCTTACGCCCGGCGAGGATGCTTTCATAATCAAGCTCCTCGACCACATCCGGCGCGGGGAGCTGGCTCAGGTCGATAATCGGCATGGTTTCAACTCACTGGAAGGGTTAAAGAAAGGCTTTCGCCGGTGTCGGCATGCTGGCCGGTCAGGTTCACGATCATTTTCCCGTCCGCCTGGCGCTCCGTGGTCACGGCGGTCACGCTGATGCGCGGCTCCCATTTCAGGATCGCCATGTAGCAGGCCACCATGATTTGCAGCTCAAGCGCGGGCGTCTGCGGCTGGTCGAGCATTGCGGCCAGCAGCGAGCCATAATCGCGGCGCATCACCCTTGAACCGATGGGCGTGCGCAGAATGTCGCTCAGGCTCTGGCTGATGTGGTCAGCATCCGTCAGTGTCCGGCCATCGGTTCGGCTAAGGCCGATATAACGCGCGGTCATTTGATCCCCTTAGTCCAGCTACCGCCGCTCTGAACGTTACCGTGGTTGTGGTTGTCCACCTGCACGCCGTTTGACGTGAAAGCACCCGCGCTATGCGCAATATTGCCGTGCATGTTTCCGCCGTTTTGCACCTCCAGCGTGGCGGTCGTCAGTTTGTTGGTGCAGATCACCTCCGGGCTGTCGAGGGTGATACGTGTTGCTGCTTTAACCAGCACTACCGGTACGGTCGCGGTAAGCGACCCGGAGGCGGTGACCTCAGCGGTTTTAATCCCGCTGGCGGTGAGGGCGCTGGTTTTCGGCTCGTACTCAATGACCGCGCCATCCGGGAAGGCGACGTGCCAGGCGTCCGCCGAGGCCAAGGGCGCGGGATGGTCGTTAGAGAAAATGCCCGGCAGCACAAAGGCGGTATCCAGCTCGCCGCCCACAGACAGCAGAAGCACCTGCTCACCCGCAGAAGGTGCCCACCACGTGCGTGAGCGTCCGGCGCGCTGGGTCAGCCACGGAAGCCAGTCGGTGTAGATGCCGCCGGTCTGCACCCGACAACGCCCGGCATTAAGGTCGATATCGACGATGATGCCGGTGCGGATCATGTTGCGCAGCAGGCGGGCCAGTTCATGGATGTTTGCGAATGTATTCATAACGCAAAGGATGCCGCTGGCCGCGTTTCGCGGCAATCAAGGCCCGTTTCGCCAGCGATGGCACAACGCGTAATAAATCAGGCCATTGATTTAAAATGAAAAACCCGACGCGGTGGCCGGGTTTTTGAAAGGCTTAAAAAGCGGGATTATTCACGCCACTGGCTGACTAATTCGCCATTGATATAGAGCGCCATCGGGCGCGTTACCGGTTCCGGCGCACGCGGCTCAGGGAGGTTTTCCGCATACAGGCCCGCCTCTCCTTCTTTCACGAGCGTGCGCTCGGTGAGCTGCACGTTCATAGTGACGTTGAGGCTACGGCCTTCGTTAATGTCCGCCGTAAAGGTGAAGCCACTTTTGCGCCCTTCGTCGGTGGCCATCACGTCGGGCTGGTTTTCACGCAGCCAGGCCATTACCGGCACCAGCAGCAGATCAATATCACCGGCAAACTCGCTGATGGCCACCGTCAGGCGGTACTGCTTTTCAAAAGAGAGCGAAGGGGCAAGCGTCGCGGCGACGTTGCCACTCGCCACGTAAAGACGCAGCGTGTCGGGATGGTCGCGCAGCGCCGGAACCGCATTAATCAGGGCGTTGCGCAGACTGTCGGGTTTGAGCATCGGTATCCTCCTGGCAATGTTTAAGGGTGTCCACCTGGAGCGCGCAGCTTTCCAGCGCACGTTCCAGCTGACGGATATCGGCGCTGAGATCGCCGTTAGTGTACGGATCGCTGCCCGGCATCGGGCACGGACTCACTTTCGGGCAGCTGTTGTAAACAATCAGCGGCGGAGACGCAGGCGGGGCGCTGGTGCACCCGGCGCACAACGTCAGGTAAATCAGTGCCGTACCAGCGGCGAAAGTCTTCATTTTCATTAAGTAACCTTTTTAATCTCTGCTCACGCCGGGCATCGCGAGCGGCGGCGGCCTCGAGCTTCTGACGCAGTAAAACCTGCGCCTCCTCGTTTTGCGCAGCGATCGCGGCGGCGGCATGAAGCTGAAGCTCAAGCCGCTCTGCCCGCGTTTTTTGTTCGTGGGAAGCGGCGTTCGCCTTGTCGAAGGCGTCCCGCAGCCCGCTGTTTTGCTGCATCAGCCACGCCGTGATGAGTACGGCGAGCACCAGCAGCGCGGTCAGGATTTTCATTGCGCCCCCCTCAGGCAATACGCCTGCTCGCGCTGGCGGCGGCTCTCCAGGCCTTTGTTTTTCACGCCGTTGACGAACACCCAGCGGGTCAGCTGATTGCACGCCTGCGACCACTGATGGCGCTGGATAAACCCCACCAGCGTTGAGCGGCAGGCCGCCCCACTGCCGACGTTAAAGGTGAAGCTCACCAGCGCGTCGTAGACCGGCTGCGGCATCGCTACCGGCGCGCAGCGGGCGAGATTGCGCTCAATGTTGAGCACGTCCGCCACCAGGTTCGCTGCCGCCTCGCGCTCAGTGATATCGCGCGCTGGCACGACGCCCGCGGTGTGACCAATCCCGGTTGTCCACACGCCTGCGCTGCACTGATAAGGACGCAGGCGGCAGCCTTCGAGATCGGCAATCAGCGCCAGCCCTGGCTGAGAGGTCTGAAGGAGCCGAAAATCCGGCACCAGCGCCGCCATCGCCAGCACGACAGCGAGGCTGCAACGCTTAACGATTGAGGACATCGCTGATTTCTTCCCCATTAATGCCGCTCTGTTTGAGCTGCATAGCCAGCAGCGCGTAACTTTTGCGGCGGTAATACCAGTTCACGCTGACGGTCAGCACGACGCCGAGCACACCGAAGTAAGCGGCGAAGTCCTGCGGCGTCATCGCACCAAAAGCGGCCAGCGCCACGCTCAGCCAGTAGGCGATAAACGAGGTGATTTTTTCGATATTCAGTCCCACAGGTTTACGCTCTCGGTGACGGGGGCCGTAGAGACTTCCGGCAGTTCAATGGTGGTGCCGTGAGGCAGCACCACGCCCAGTGCCGCAAGTCCTGGGTTGGCGGCAAGCACCGTCTCAAACACGCCTTCCGTTCGCCCGTAGTAGCGGTTGCAGATGAGGTCCAGGGTGTCGCCCTGTAGCGCATAAATCTTCATAAAGAGGCCTCCGGGATGGAAAATTAACGTCTGGAACAGGAGTATTTTCCCGACGATAGCCTCTTTTCACTACTTATTGCCGACGGCTGATCCCCTGCACAACCACGGCTCTGGATAGCGGCCAAAAAAAAGCCCCATGCGGGAGAGCATGAGGCATTTTTTATGCGTGCGCGTCTGGCGGTTAACCGCTACGTCCATCGTTTATTCATTTTTTTTCGAGAGGCGTTGCGGAAAAAACCACCGAAAACGCGTTGCTGTTCATTAAATTTCCTCTCGCGATCTCCGCGATCAGATCCAGGGCGATCTCACGATCCCTCTCCTGACACACCCCTTCGGTCGTCAATCGTGCAATCATTTCGACCCGTTCCAGCATGACCCGCTCATTTAATTCGTTACCCACAAGCCCCCCCCAGTGAGATACTGTATAAACATACAGTAGCACGTTACGGCAAAAAAGGGGAAGAAAAAATATCAGCCCGTCTTTGCTGTATGTACATGATATAGATATAAATTAAAGGCTTATCCGTTTGCCTGCCCGCGCTAAAGCCGCAGCGCGCTTAAGGATTTTCCTGACCCTGGCCTGTCATGCAGGTCGCGTAAAAAAGATTTCTTTCCACGCCGATCCCGGCCTCCCTCTCTGAGACGTTGCGTCAGCCGCCGTCGCTCTGTGCGATTGAGCGGCACGCTGAGATCGTAATCCTCCGGCAGGGGTTCGCTGTGCGTACAGTTAATGACAGAACTCCGAGAAGGCGCGCGCTTCGGCACAATTTTCCATTGCTTCAGCCGGGTCAGGATCGGCGAGCCTGATCCCACCGCCACGTCGTAAACGCCGCGAATGCAGACGATTTCTTCCCCATACTGATTAAATTCCTGCCGGGACTCATACAGCGCGCGCACCTGCAGGTCGTCGCGCCGCACAAACGGCCCGCCCTGTGCGTTGACATAGCCCGCCCAGTCTCCGGCGTCGGCGGCATGGTGCACGGCGGCAAACTCCACGCTCACCCCCATGGCAGTCTGCGTATCCGCCAGCCGTCGCAGTTCCCGGTACACCGTCACCGGTACACCGTCACCGGCGCGCCGCCGACAAACTGAAACTGGCGGATGTGCCAGTGCGCAGCCCAGGCAGAGACGGCAGGTGCCATATCCTTAAGCCGCGCGCCGCTCTCGTTGTCGGTTTCCTCCTCCAGCGCATAGCCGTCGATGTTTTTGGCGATGTATTTTGCGATATAGCCGGTGGCGCTGCCTTTTTGCGGGTCGATCGCCTGGGCATGGAAACGTGCGGTTTTCGCTTTATCACTGGTCAGTTCGGTGGACTCTTCCTGCCAGGCGTAGTCGCGCACGATCTGGCGCACGCGGGCGACATTTTCCGGCAGCATAAACATCAGTATGTGCCAGTGCGGGGTGCCATCGTGATGCGGTTCGGCAACGCGAATACCAAAAATGCGGATCGCCTCGCGGTGCAGTTTTGCCCGGATGCACGCCCACAGGCTGGTGAGATAACGCTGCGTATCTGCGGGACTGGCCCCGTTCCACTTGTGGTTGCGGTAGCCTGCGCGGGTGGTGGCGTGATATTTCGACGGCGCGGTCAGGGTATAAAACTCCCCCACATAGCCAAGCTGGTGGCAGATATTTTCAAATCCGCGAATGCGGGTCATTAGTTCACAGCGCCGCTTTGCCGGGTTTGCTACTGAACCGTCGTGTTTGTCGATAAGGCTGATGCGGTTGCCCTCTTCATCCTCAAGCTCCAGCCCTTTGAGAAATTCACGCGTGCGGCGCTTTTGCTCCCGCCAGTCGGTGAGGCACTTTTTGCTCGCGTAGGGGTATTTTTTACGGCTGACGTTGCCAAGGGCGATTTGCAGATGTTCACGCCACGCAGCCGCCATCCGGCGCAGACGGCCCCGCCACCAGCTTTCGCTAAACATGCGGATCACCGCCGGAGCAATTTTATCCCGATCCCAGAAGCGGCTGGTCGTCGCAGCCCAGTGCGGCGGCACAACGTTGAACTGCCAGGTGATGATCCCGGCATGTTGGTACCAGGCGTTCAGCGTTTCCAGCTCTCCCATTGCGCCATCGTCGAGAGCGGCCAGCTCGCCACGGATAAACATGGCGATATCGCCCGCCAGCAAATCGATATCGGCGCGCGTCAGATCCGGCAGACGGTTAAAACGGTGCACCAGATTCACCATCTTCGCGGCCAGATACTGGTGGATGCGGGTATCAAAATGGCCGCCGAAAACCGCGTCAGAGAGATTACGGTGAATGCCCTCAGAGGCGTATTGCTGCCCGACCCGCTCAAGGCGCGGCAGCGTTTTACGGCCAAAGTGCAGCAAAAAAGCCTGCGCGCGCGGGCTGCCGTGGTGCGTCTCCAGCGCGTCAAGGGTACGGTAAACGTCATTGCGCACGCTGTCAGGCAGATTGGCCAGCCGCTTTTGCACCTGCTGCACCGCCGCCATCTGCTGATAACGGCGCTGCTGTTCAGCATGGGTGAGATACGGGCTGGCAATCGCTGTCCGGGGCGCATTCCACGGGTAAGCCCAGACGATAGCGGCTTCAGACGCCACGGTAATGTTTACTTTTCAGTTCAGCAATTTCCTGGCAGGTGACGCACAATGCCACGCCGGGAATGGCGATGCGGCGGGCTGCCGGGATGGGGGCGTCGCACTCTTCGCAGGTTAAACGCGAAGGGGTGCTCACGCGGCGGCGCGCGTTTTCAATGTGGCGCTCGCGGTCTTCCTGCTCGCGCTGCTGGGCGCGATCCATTTCATCAGCCATGGGAGTGCTCCTGGGGTAGTTTTTCATTTCGCATACTGTTTTCTCCTGAATGCGGGCAAAGGGCGGCCCGGCGGGTTTACGCCAGTGAAGGTTGGTTTGGGTTTACAGCGGCAGGGTTAGCCGTCTGGGAAACAGGCTCACGACGGCACGAAAATGGTTCATCGCGCCAATCAGAGCGGTTTTCTCATCGGTGGTTAGCGCGTCAAAAGCCAGCTCATGCCGCGCTGTGGGTATTTTTGCCAGAAAGAAAATAGCGGCCAGTGCGCGTTGATTATCGGCAAACTGCGGATCGCGGCGATCGCGCATGTCTGCCAGAAACCGCGCCACTTCCGGTGTGCTGTCGCTGCCGTAGCGGGCGCGCAGAGCAGCAACATGATTCAATCCGGCCAGCCGCTCACCGACGCTGAGCGGCACCGTCGCCGCGACAGCTTCAATCGCCATACTGCCTCCTGTTTGCGGATATCAGCATGGGCCGGGCGGGATGATTGGTCCGGGAGACGACTTTGATGATTGCGATTTCAGAAGCCATATAGCATCATTCCCCATTAGCTAAGTTTCTGTCACCGATTGCGAGAATTTTACCCGCGCAAGCGATGCTGAAAACCAATATTGGAAATATTAATCCCAATATTGGTATTTATCAATAAGGAAAATGCCAATAATGTTCAAAGAGTCCAGTTTTAATAATGAAGATCTATTGAATCGGATATGCGAGGTTTATGGTTTTTCCCAGAAAATTCAATTAGCTAACCACTTCGACATCGCTGCCAGCTCGCTGCAAAACCGCTATAAGCGCGGGAACATGTCATACGATTTTGCGGTGCATTGCGCACTGGAAACGGGTGCCAGCATCACCTGGCTGATGACCGGCGAAGGCCAGAAGTTCGAGGGGAACGCCCCTTCCAGCGCATCTGAACAGCTTCCGTTATTCACATTAAGTGAAGGCAAACTCATTGATGAAAATACGCTGCTGATCGACAGCCACTTCTTTTCGCGCCAGTTCACCAACGGCATGGTGTTACGAAGCGACGGCAAACTGCATTTTGTTGAACGCGATGCCGCCCTCTCCGACGGTCAGTGGCTGGTGGATATCGAAGGGATGATCAGCGTACGCGAACTGACGCTGCTGCCCGGCAAAAAATTGCATGTCGCAGGCGGCAAAGTGCCATTTGAATGCGGAGTGGATGAGATAAAAATGCTCGGCCGCGTGGTGGGAGTGTATAGCGAGGTGAATTGAGAGCTGCCTGTGACCGTTCACAGGCAGAACGCAAACGCGGTTTAACGCTCAAGAATCGTGTTCAGACACCGGCAGCGCTTGATCGTCGTTAACCGCGTTATTCTGAGCGCTTCGGTTTCCAGTTCCTGAAAATTTTCTGCACAGACTTTGAAATAGTCCCCTCCTGTAAAGGGCCGGGGCTGAGAATAGCTGCGTTTATTATTGACGGAAGGGCAACCAGCCGCATGAAGGCAGGTAGAGTTTGAAACGCTGCTCCCCTCTTTATCTTCACTGCTTTTCAATAAATTGAGCACAAAACCCTGCGGATGAGCCTGTAGCCAGGCGTGATAACGCTGCTCGCTGTCGGCATTTTCCTCATGATGGAATCGCACAACCGTTTGGGAAGCGTCATCACCCTTTGCCAGGTATTTCATCGCAGCCAGAAGATAGGAGGCATTAAAAGTGACATCCTGATAGTCACCGGGCGCTGTGCTTGCCGTTTCTTCAAATCGCGCAATAAAAGCGTCCACCCCTTCCCGGTCCAGGCGTCTGATATTATCTTTCGCGTTTTTAATAAACAGAACGTCCCGCTCGGAATAAAGCGTAAAAGGCTGCTTTCTTGCGCCAGTAAAGAGATCGACGGGCTGAGAGAATTGCTCAAGCAAATAGCTGTAAAAATCTTTATAAATCAT